GGCGAGGACCGGCGCCCCCAGCGTGTTCATCTTGCCGCGGAACTCGAGCAGGAGCACGCCGTCGCCCAGGTCGAGGATCGCCGCCGCATCGTTCTTCTCGACCGCGCCGGTGCGCACGTGCACCAGCGGAAGGTCGATGTGGGCGGGAATCGGTTCGATCGGGGCGTAGTCGCCGGCGAAGGTGAGGGCGCGCGGGCCGCTCGAGAGATCGCGATAGAACGACTCCTGCGCCTTGCGCAGCAACACGGGCACCGAGAGCCCGCGCTGGGTGAAGGCGGTGGGGCGGTCAAAGGCAATCGGCAGTTTCTTGATGAGGTGCGCGCGGGCATCTGCTGCCAGGGCGTTGAGCGTCTTGGACACCGCAAACGGCACCTGGCGCAGGGCCGCGTCATCCAGTGCCGCCACCACGTCTTTGTAATCAACTTTGATTTCCATCCTGAGCCACCCGCCAAAAGCGCGCCGGACCACCCGACGCTATGGCGTGTTTTTCTCAGGAATTAATTTTCAGTAAAACCCCCTGCCCTCTGTTTTTTAAAAACAAATTCAGCCCAAACCACCCACCCAGCCACACCCCAGCAGCCACAACAACCCAAACCACCACCCCATACCAACACCCTCACCCGACATAACCCCCTAAGAATTCCGCTGAAACTAGCCCGCCCGCACCGCCGAATTCACCCGCGCTCGGGTACCCCTGGGAGTACCTTTTATACCCGTGGGGGTATCGAGTTATCCACAGGCTTCGGGTGCTATGGTTTATGGGGTGTGAACAACTTTGGATAACTAGAATCTAGCGCAGCGTGGCGCAATGCGCCTAGAATTGGCAACATGACATACAACTACAGATCAAACCCATTGGCCACACCGACACCAGACGATGTAAGAGCCGCGCGCCTGCACTGTGGCCAGACTCAGGCAGCAGCTGCAGCCACTGTGCATAGGCCAGACTCTGCACGGTGGCGCGAGTGGGAGCGTGGCGCCCCAACTGGACGGGTCATAGACATGGCGGTATGGGAGCTGTACCTGATCAAATCAGGTCTCAGGGTTTACCCGATTGAAAATAAATGCTGAAAATCTATTGACAGTAGGCGCAATGCGTCTAGAATCACGACCAAGCAGGAAACACCCTGCGAACCCAGCCAGGCGCAGCGCCTGGACACTTTAGGAGTATTCACCATGACCACCATCAACGCCCAGACCATCATTAATGAAGTGATGGCAGCCCATGCAGTCGCACCCAACGAGCAAGGCGAATATAGGAATAACTTTGCTTGCTTCTGGCCACGTTTTGAGCCGTATGGATTCGAGGATATGAACGAGTCAGACAGCGACTACCCAACAGACGCAGAAAACGCCTACAGTGCTTTGATTTACGACCTGATGACAGACGCCACCAGCGAAGTTAACGAGCTTTATATGGTGCCGAATAAGATCAAATTTCAAACAGCAGCCAAAGGTTTCCACACCATCCAGAACACAAAAACCAATCTGCAAAAATTCGCTGACAAGGTGCGCAGCAATGCCGCTGCGTTTGGTGGTGGCCTGGTGCGCACAGTGAAGCCACGCGCGGCCATTGTCTGGCCTGCGAAGCTGATCGCATTGTTTAAGCAATCCATGGAGGACAACGACTTCGCTGCAGCTCTTGACATTGGCGAGCGTCAATTAGGCGGCATCTTTTACGACCACGGGTTAAAAGTGGCGCCCGTGCCCTGCATGGAGATTGAAGGCACTGTATCGGGCATGCTTGAAAATGGCACTTATGAAGTATTCGAGCCTGTATCGGGATTGAATGTCGGCACGTTTTGCACTTGGAAAAAAGACCGCTCACGCCAGGCCGCGATAAATGCAAGCCTGGACCGCATCAAAGACATTGCAGCAGAGACGATGGCGCGCAGCTTGGCAGCCGGTCAATCAAAAACCATCAATCATGAATTGATTCGCGCCAACTGGATGCAGGCCCATGGCCTGGACGATGACCGCGCCATACAGGCCCGCATTGCAGAGCAAGCCAGGATTGATGCCGAACGCGAAGCCAGCCGCGCCGCACGCCAGGCAGAACGCGATGCAGAGCAGGCCCGCGAAGCCGTGGCGCAGCTGGTGGCCGATGCGGTAGCAGCCGTGGCCATGGATGCCGCCATGCAGCCAGGCGCAGAGCTGGAAACCTGCGACATGGTGACCACTTGCGAAGCAGGCGAACAACAGGCACAAGGCCGCACCCATGGCCAGGCCAGCACATGGGCGCCCGTGGCTCAATACGTGCCATGCAGCCCAAACCAGACCGCATACAACACACCGACACCGCCCGCATTTCGTGGCGTTGATGCGCAGCACCACGACAACGACAACAGCGACACCACCTACCCAGGCGACACAGCAGCAGAAAAAATCCTGCGCCAGGAGTGGATGACTGCTCAAATAAACCGGGTCGGTGGCAAATCATCCAACTGGTCAGCATGGTTTTTTGTCACCAGTGCCGGCCTGTTTGCAATGGCATTCAGCACACACGGACAAACCGCGAAGATCAACACCTACGCCACGCCAAAGGATCGCATGAAAGCCCTGCAGGCCATGGCAAAGCAAGCGGATGCAGCCCAGGCAGCCAGCAGCAGCAGCCAGGCGCAGGCCACAGCGAACGAGGCAGGCGAAACGCCCAGCCAGGCAGCGGCAGCCGATACCCCCACGGCAAACGAGCCAGCCCAGGCGCATACCCCCAGCCAAAACGACGCCAGCGCCACCGACTACACCAACCCCCGCGAGACCTTGGGCGCCGACTACACGACACCGCGCGAGACCTCGGACAATGGCGCGCTTCAAATAACCATCACTCGCGCCGAGGGAAACCTTAATACCGACAGCTTCGAGCCGGTGACGGTGGCCAGCTTTGCGGCAGCAAATGCCTTATTACACGCATGGAGCGAAACAGCTCCGGCGCGTGGTGGTTACAACAAATGCGATTTTTCTATCACCTGGGCAGACGGCAGCACCTACAGCGGGCGCTATGACCTTAAACACCACAGCATCGAGCCCGCAAGCCTGACGCAACACATGACAGACCAGGCCGAGTTTTACACCGGCAAATTTTGCCCACTGCACATGAAGCAAACCGACTACGACCGCTTTTTACAAAATCAGGTAAGCGAAGAAACCCGCAGCGCCTATGCCAAAGTTTTAGAGACCATGGGCGCCAGTGGTGACTATTTTCAAAAACAACGCCCCGTTGCCGTTGACCTTCGCGCCATGATGGCCGAGGGCATGGAGCCTGCAAACTTTATCGGCCTGGGTGTGGTGGGTGCTGGCCCGCACAATAGCGGCAGTGTGGAGGGCGCCATTGTGAGCGTTGAAAAGAGCAATTTTCACCATAGCGGGATTGTGTTTTGCATCACCTTGGAAGATGGCAGCATTGACCGCGCATCAATCATAGACTTTGACGAAAACGCCTACAAAGGTTACCGCCTGACCATGAAACGCCACGGCCTGCCCTATTTGGCACAACTGGCCGCCACTGTGGCCACTGTGCGCGCCCAGGCCAGCGCAGCCAAGCAGCAAGCAGCAGAGGCACACGCCGCCGCACTGGTGAGACTGGCGGCAGAGTTCCCACAGTTGCAGCGCGCAGAAAACACCTACGCAGGCGGCAAACTGGCAGCGGTGAACATTCGCACACTGTTAAAACAAGCGTTTCCGGGGCAAAAATTCAGCGTAACGAGTGACTACAACAGCGCCCGGATTTGCTGGACAGATGGCCCAACAGATGACCAAGTGAACGCCATCATTGCCCGTTTTGACATTGGCGCGAGTGATAGCCAATCAGACTACTTTTACACGGTGTCAACCGCCTTTAGCCAGCTTTTTGGAGGGGTTCAATACCTGAGCACACGCCGCGAAGAGTCTGACGAGCTGGTGACACGGGCACTGGCTGATTTGTACCCCGCAGAGGACAGCCGCCCCACTCTGCAGGACTGGCGCAAGGCTACCGGCGCGTTTTCATGGCATGGGCCAGACAATGGCACGCGATCAATGCGCGAGCACATGAACAGCATCAGCACCTATCAAACCCCGGCACCAAAGGCCAGCCGCAAAGCCAAAGCCTAAATAAACCGAAGCAAAAAGGGAGGGGATTAAACCCCTGCCTTTTTTTCCAATTTACGAACCTACACAATTTTTTTTATGAAATCTCAAGACCACATCACCGGCGCCGAGCTGCAAACCCTGCGCGAGGCCTGCGGACTGAGCCGCGATGAATTGGCCGAGCTGGTGGGGGTGCAGGCGCGCACCCTCAAGCATTGGGAAAACGGGCGCGCCGGTGTGCCTGCGGACGTGGCCACATATGTGACCCGGCTGGACGAGGCGATAGACGCCCAGGCGCAGGCCTTGTGCCACGCTGACGCCTTGCAGTACCGATACAACCAGCCCACGGGCGCGGGGCCTGGCCAATGGGTCATGATGCGTTACCGTGAGCAGGCGCACGCGCTGGGCGCCACCAGTGGCCCGCGCGCGCAAATCAAACCCATGGCCGCCGGTGGCCTGCCCATTGGCACCGGTGGCGTGCTGGCTATGCGGGTGCGGCAGCTGCTGCGCCAGGTGACCGGGTGGCAAGGGGTGCCGGTGCGGGTGGTGTGGTTCAACCCGGCAGAGTTTGAAGCCTGGCGCAGCGCGCAAGGCCTGCCTGATGATGCGGCCAGCCGTGACGCTTGGGCGCAGCAGGCACTGCCTGCGCAGGCCATACCCCACCGCGCCGACCAGCCGCCGGGCTGATACCCCACACGGGTTCAAAGCCACAGCGGGCAACTACACCAACCCCCGCGAGTTCTCACGGCCTGACTACACGACACCCCGCGAGACCTCACGCGGAAAACCCGCCGGGCTACACGCACCCCCGCGAGTTCTTGCCGCCCGACTACACCAACCCCCGCGAGACCTTGGCAGCGGGTGGCGGTGGCGCTGCGCCGTCGGCTTCTTTGATGGCCTGCAAAATCTCCGCCTGCGCCGGGTTTTCCGGCCTGCGGGTGATGCAGGCCAGCATGCCTTCTTGCGCCTTGCGATTTGGCCTGGCTGACATGACCAGCCTGGCGCAGCAGCGCACACAACGCAGGTTGTAGGCACCACACAGGGCGCGGGTCTGAATGAGGGTGCAGGCGGGGCATGGCTGGGTGGTGGACAGCATCAACAAGGCCATGGGTCAGGATGACTGGATGTGCGGGTAGTTGGGGAAGAACTGCGCCGGGTCATGGTCATTGGCGACAAACTGGCCAGCCTCACGGTGGCGCCACAGGGACACGGTGGGTTCACCGTCGTGGCTGCCTTCGTAGTTGCGCTGTTTGCGGCACATCAGGTAGGCGTCTGGCTCCTGCTTTTTTGGGCTGAGTTCGCCACGGATGCGGCCCGCGTCTTCCTTGGGTTTGTTGCGCCAGACCATGAACAGGTTGTCCACCTGGTCGGTGATTGACCCAGAGCCCTTGGTGTCGTGCTTGTCGGGCATGTCGCCCTCTTTGCTGGGTTTTTTCAGGTGGTGCACCACGTGGATGTGGATGTCATGGTCTTTGGCCAGGGCGCACAGGCGGTCGATGAAGTCTTTTTGGCCGTTGTAGTCGTCTTCATCACGCACGCACTTCATCAGCGAGTCAATGAACACGTGGGTGATGCCAAGTTCTTGAGCGCAATACTTGACCATGCCCAGCACGGTTTGCGCGTGTGCGGTGCCGGTCTGGTCGTAGAGCCACAGGCGGCCACGGGTCCAGCCGCCAAACTCGTCGTACAGGTCGCCCAAAATGTCCATGCCTGCGGGGCTTTGGTATTTGTGGCTGGATGGGTTGGTCATGGCAAACATGCGCAGCATGCGGCCAATGGTGACCACGGGTTTCATCTCAAAACTGGCCACGCACACGCGGTGCTCCTGCCCCACCAGTGACAGTGCCACCTGGGTGGACACGTCGGTTTTGCCGTGGCCGTTTTGGCCTGCCCACATGGTGACCTCACCAGGGCGGAATTCAAACGAGTCGTTGCACTTGGGCCATGGCAAAAAGGTGCGTTCTGCGGTGGACTTGGCGCGCATGCGGTCTTTGGCGTCTTGCACAAAATCAGCCGCTGGCTTGACCTTGGTCTGGTGGTCGGTTTCCTTGAAGTAGGCGGCAAAGTCGATGCTGTCGTCGGTCAGAAATTCAGGCACAAGCGGCCTCCTTGGTGAACACCTGGCACCAGCCGCGCTGGTCCAGTGGGTGGCAATTGGGCTGCACGTGCACCGCTGCCACAGCTTGGGCACCAGCGGCTTTGACGCGCTCAAAAAGCGCCTGGGCGCGGGCCTCAGTGGTGGCGCTGATGCTCACGCGCAGGCCCACCAAAAACCGCAGGTCAAGGTTGCTCAGGGTGTCGCCGTGGGTGCAAACGGTGGCCTGTTCGGCATGCTCGAACCAGTCGGTTTTACAGGGGTAGTCGTTCACAAAAACGATGCGTGGGGCACGGCGCTGCATGCGTTGCTCGATGATGGCAGTGTGGCCGCGCATCAGATTGCTCCGGGCAGGATGCCACTGGAGGTGCTTGGCGCGTTGGCCTTTTCGGCAAAACTGGCGCAGTCCGACATCTGGTTTTTGACGATTGCCAGCATGTACTCAAAGCCTTTTTTGTTTTCGACCGCCTTTTTTCCGGCATCCACAAACACCCCCAGATCGGCGCCCGAATCGATCAGGGTTTTGAGCATCAAATTGGACGGCGAAACCCTCCCCATTCCGACCGCTTTCAACGCCACGCAAACGGCGCCCGCCAAAGTTGCGGTGGTTTGGGTTTGGTTTTCGTTTTGGTCAGCCAAATCACCATGATTGATTCCATTTGGGTTCAATGGGAGATTCAGTGTCCCGTTTTTGGTACTGGTAGGTGTCCCGTTTTTGGTACTGGTAGCGGTCCCGTTTTCGGTACTGGTCCCGTTATTGGTACTGGTACCGTTTTCGGTACTGGTAGCAGTCCCGTTATTGGTACTGGTGTCGCCTTCTGAATCAGTGTTTTGAAGGGGTTTTTTAAGCTCTTTTTTAGGCGTTTTTTGGGCCTCGTTTTCACGCCCATTGACGCCTACCAAACGGTAGCTATTTCCGTTGCCAAGCGACCTTGAAACCACCACCAAACCCATGCCTTCAAGCTCTGAAATCGCGGCCAGAATTGTTTTTCTGTCAAGGCAGGTATCCGCCTCAAGGCGGGCTATGGACGGCCAGCACACATGCGTTTCACCAGCCCGGTCGGCCATGCTCAAAAGCACAATCTTTCTTGTGGGTGGAATGGTCAGGGACCAAGCCCACTTGGTGGCATCAACACTCATTGACAACTTTCAAAGGACAAGCCGCAATGGCGCGGCGGGGTGGGTGCTGATGAGACATTTACGCTGCTCAGGCACACGCTCAATCAGGCCAGCGGCCAACAACAGGGACACTGGCTGGGTTAGGCTGCTGGGCTCACAGCGGGCGCCATTACCCATGTTTTCCTCATGCTTGCGCGAAATCTCTTTGGTGGTCATGTCTGACACGCCGCGCTCTTTTGCCAACATCAAAATATTCAAGATGGCGTCTTGCAGGCCCTTGCGCTGCTTGTTGCCCATCAGGTCCAGCGACTGGGCGCTGGTGTGGTGGGTTTGGTGGGTGTTTTGGCAATGTGTTTGCATGAGTTTTTTTACCTCCAGGCGGGTTACATGTTTTTTGGGCACTAGCGCCACACCTGGCGCGTGAAGCTCAGTGGGTCAACTACGTCAGCGGGTGCACCACGCAGCGCATGCACCACACGCGGGCGCCCTGGCTGGCGTTGGCCAGTGGGGGTGCAGGTGGTGGCATGGCGGGTTTGGGTGATGCCGCAGCGTCTGAAATATTCAAGCACCATGCGGGCTTGGTTGGGGCAGACACCGGCGTGTGAGGCGATGGCGTCAAAGGTGCCCACCACGCCTGAGCGCAGCGCGGCCAGCATGGCGCGGTGGGTGTCACCTACCGGGCGCATAGGCAGGCCCCCGTTGTATTGAGAATTCGCAAGGTTGGCGGGGTTGATGTGGTCATTTGGGCGCACTGTCACTGGTCTTGTGTTGGTACTGCACACCCATGACAGACTTTCGAGAATCAGCCACATGTTCACCAAACGTCATTCCGTACAAATCCATGAAAACGATGTCGCGCAAGTATTCGGCGGTCTGGCAGCCGATGCTGTGCGCCTTGGCACGCCGGGCATCGTCGGCATAGTCGGGCACCTGTGTTTTGCAGGTAGCGGTGAGTGCGTGCTTGGTGGCCATGGCTTAACCTTGACTTGTGTAAAAGCCACCCACCGCGCCCGACTGGCAAACGCTGCGCGGGCGGGTCAGGCGGTGCGCATCGACAGTGGCCAAGGTGGGGCCACGAGAAAGACGCGCCATGCTGGGTTGACTGCGGTGGGTGGGAATAAGCATTTACGCAGCCTTGGCGGTTTGGCTGGCGTCTTGTGGCGTGGTTTGGGCCAGCTCAGGCCAGTATTTGTGCCAGTCGGTGGGACGCATTTCTTGACACGTCACCACGCCATCGCTGAACGCCTCAATGGCCTTGCAATGCTCGGCTGGGATGGCTTTTTCGCCGTTGACCATTTTTGAGACAAAAGACGGGGGTACACCAATGGACTTTGACAATGCCAGCGCCCTACCTCGCTCTGATTCGATCCAAGTTTTGAAGTTCATGGATGGCATTGTATTGCCCAATGGATACACATTGTCAATACCCATAGGAAAATTTACCAAAGGGGTACTTTTACGACAACATCTAACGGTGAACACCATTGATGAAACAAGACGCATCCGGCTTGAAATGCTGATAAAAAGATTTGGAGGAAAAATTGCCGACTTGAATGAAGCGCTGGGGTATGAGAGGACACACTCCCAACTATCCAGGATCAAAAACAAAAATAAACGCTCAGACCGCCCCGGAAAGTTTTTTGCGATGGGTGATGAGCAGGCGCGCGAAATAGAAGAAAAGTTGTCGTTGGGTCTTGGCTGGATGGATACTCCACCTAGCTATCTCGAATTGTTAGGAGATGACGACCCGCGCACCAAAGTTATGCAGTTGATGGAGGCTATGCCACCCGATCAATGGGCGACTGCGGTGCGCTTACTGGATGCACTTGCGCAACCAGACCAAGCCACTGGAACGAGTGGCAAGTAACGACACCATTTTTTGAACTTATGAAATCCAAACGACTTTTACTGGTTTTTTTATGCTTTTTTACCAATTTTGTGCAGGCAAAACACCCGCAATGTGCAGGTAACCCTGAGCCGGACAAATGCGAAAAACGGTGGGATGAAATGAGCAAAGAAACCCCAGAGCAAAAACAACAACGCATCAATTCCCTGGAGAAATCAAGGGCTGACAGCATGGCCGCAGCAGCGGCCACCCCTACACGATTGGAAAAAGCCAGCTTGCCTGAACCAAAAATCGGCATGAGTACTTCAGACGCTTTGGGCACCTACTTGGGAAACCCCACCAAAATCAACAAAACAACCACTGCTGGACTGGTGAAGGAACAATGGGTTTACGAAAAATCTGGTCACTACCTGTATTTCACCAATGGCGTTCTAGTCGCCATTCAGGAATGAATCTGGCTGAAAACCAAACACACACAAGAAGCATATGCACAAACCATCAAAAATCATGTCAGGTGCTGAATTCAAGCTGCACTTTGCCCTACTGTTGTCCACACTAAAAGATGATGATGAAGTGTTTTTTGGCTCAGGTGATCTGAGTTTTTACCGTCCAAAAGAACGCGGGCCAGTGAACGGGCCGCGCCTGGTGCAGATTGAGTTCAATGAGGTCTATAAGATTTTGGCTGACCCGGATAATTGACACACCTCACCCATTACGGCTGTGCTTTCTTCAACCTTCAAACGCCGCCCAAGTTTGAGCTGAAGGCGCAATTCAGCTAACACAAAAGGAATTTGAACAGCCAGCAGTCGCTGATCTGAAACGGCGGCATATGTGCTATCTGGTTCGCCCCAGCATGTCGCCGTCATGTGCACCGAGCCATCTTGGTTGATGTCAACCACAATTTGCGCGGACGCAGCCACCTCTTGAGGTGGTTTTTTTTCGTCTGTCATTTTTGAGTCCTTAACCCGACATCATGCCGGGTAGCGAATTATTGCAAAAATAATTATCCTTTGGGTATTGCTAAACAATGCCCAAAGGATACATAATTCACCCAAGTCGCAATCAAGCGGCAAGGAGTGAACAGTGAAGAACCTAACTTACCCGCCCTTCAAGGTCACCTGCATCGTCAAGGTGCAGTTGCCAGAAAACAAAAGCTACATCCCTGACATTGCGGTGCGCTTGTCGTTTTACATCCAGCACTGGGGCGACATTCACAGCCACGCCAAGTTCGAGGCCATCTATCGGCTTGAACGCCTGGGCATTGAAAAAGGCTCGCTGGATAACGCTTATTTTGAGACTGACGACCACAGCTACATTGCGGTCGAGCCCAAGGGCGTCAAGCGTGAATACGGTGTGCCGGTGGAAGCGTTTTACCTGCATGACCCAAAAAAGCGCGAGCTGCTGATTCGCCAGCGCAGGCTGGTGCCAGAAAGCCATGCTGAGATGGTGGAGTTGTATGGCACACCAGCCAAAGCCACAGCAGAGGCGGTGCCAGCATGAGCCGCGACATCATGATTGATCTGGAGACGCTGGGCACCACGGCTGATGCCGCTATCTTGAGCATTGGCGCGGTGCAGTTTGATATTGAAAAAGGCACCACCCTGCTGAGCAACACTTTTTACCGGGTGGTGGCTTTTGACAGTCAGCCAAATCGCACCTTGAGCCGCGACACACTGGCTTGGTGGATGGAGCAGTCGCCAGAAGCGGCAAAGGTGCTGACGCACCAGCCCAAATCTACCCTGATTGATGTTTTGCGCGAGTTTTCGGCGTGGGCGCATCAGATTGGCAGTGTGACAGCCTGGAGCAATGGCGCCGATTTTGACCTGCCCATGTTGTCACACGCTTTTGAGCAATGTGGCGTCAGGCCAGCCTGGGCGCCTTACAACGGGCGCTGCTACCGCACTTATAAAAACCTGCCAGGTGCGCGCAATGTGAAGGTGTTGCGCCGGGGTGAGCACCACAACGCGCTGGATGATGCGGTGTACCAAGCCGAGCATGTTTGTGCCATTCACGCGGCACTGTTTATGTCGGCAGTGGTTGCCAACCCAGTCGAGGTGTCAGCATGACCGGCTACCGCGCCGCCAATTGGCTACTTGCCGCCATCATCGCCGCTGCCATGTCCACAGCCTACCTGTTGGACGCACCCACCGAGGCACAAGCCCGCATCGACACCGCCCGCAGCGCCCAAGACGCCCAAAAACATGCCCAACGCGAAGCCCGCTTTGAGCGCGCCGCGCGCAAGCTCTGCGGGGGTGACAACAGCGTGTTTGAGCTGCTGGAAGACGGCGCCATCCAGTGCCTGACCAAGCGTGGCTTTCCCACCATCACTGCCAAGGTGGCGCTGTGAGTGAAGAAAAGCTCAACGCGCTCTGCGAACTTGCCCGCCAGCGGGTGCGGGCGCACATCAACCGCGTGGCATCACAACAACCGCGCCGCATGCGCGAAGCCTGGAGCAAAACCAAATGACCAACTGCTGCGATGCCAATGGCAACTGCAACCAAGGGCGCGACTGCCCGGTGCGCAAGCGCCATACCGACCGCACGGCAAACGGTTCCGAACCCACCGGACCGCTTGATGAGATTGACAAGCTGGTGACCGCCAGCGAGGCCACCATTATTTTCCTGGTGATCACACTGCTGACGGGTGTGTGGGTGGCTGCACTGGCCATTGTGTCGGGCTACGCCTGGCAGCGCTGGCTGGCTGATTTCTTTGGCCGGGCGCTGGCCTGGCTGGTGCTGCCGTAATTGGCAGAAATTTATAACAAATCAGCCTGTAGCCCTTACTGAATAAGCGCAACCAGCTATCAATTAAATATTTTTTATTTTCCCTTAACCACCCACAGAAAGACCATCCCCATGAGCCATCAATCTACCTCTGCCGCCACTGATGTGAGCGAATTTATTTCTGACCTGGACGGCGGCGTGTTTGACCGCAAGCTGTCTGTGGCGTTGTCACAAGTGGCAGCGGCCAGTGTGGACAACGACAAGGCGGGCGAGGTGTCTATCAAGTTCACCTTCAAGAAAATCCCCGGCACCACCCAGGTGCACTGTGAGCACCAACTGAAGTTCACCAAGCCCACGCTGGACGGCAAAAGCAGCGAGGAAGAAAAGCGCACCACACCGCTGCATGTGGGCAAGTTTGGCCGGTTGACGCTGGCACCTGAAAACCAACTGTCGTTCATTGACCGCGCCACGGGCGAGATCAAGCCAGCCTAACCAAACACTTCATCAACCAACCGAAAGTTAGCCATGTTTGACAAAGAAACCCTCACCGCCCTGCAAGAAGGTGCGGCCATCGTCCAGGCAGCTGGTGCCCTTGCTGCTGCCGAGGACACCAAAGAAATTGTCGCGTTACCAAACGACTACTCCCTGCACGACCTGGAAAAGTTTTTGCCTCTGCGCCGTCGCAACCGTGGCAGCATGAACACCGTCAGTTTGACGCACTTTGCAGCCTACACCAAAGAGCATCATGAGCAAGGCGGCACCGTGTTTGTGGATCAAGTGGCCATGAACGCCACTGCCGTGCTGAACCTTGGCACCAGCGATGCACCCGGCCATGCTGACAACCTGGCGAAACTGCAACCTGAGAAAACAGCCGCCTATAAAGCCCTGCTGCAACACGCCAACGGGGCGGGTTTTACGCAAAAGGCCATTGCCGAATTTCTGGAAGACTGGGCTGACAACTGCGCCTGTTTTGGCTCTGATGTCCAACCCATCAAAGTTAGCCAGGCCGTGGCAGCAGTGCGCAAGATCACCATTGACGCCATGCGCAAGGTGGAATCCGAAGAGCAAAGCCTGGGCGCCACCAAGTCAGCGTTTGAGAGTGTGCAAGCCAGCAGCAAAGAGCCATTGCCCACGTTGATCATCTTCAAGTGCCAGCCTTATGCCGATTTGGAGCGCCGCGATTTTGCCTTGCGCTTGGGTGTGCTGACGGGTGAGGCCACACCCAAGGTGAACTTGCGTATCAGCAAGATTGAGGAACACCAGGAACTGATGGCCGCAGAACTGGCCGACCGCATCACCACTGAAATGGATGCAGCCATTCCTGTGATGCTGGGCGCCTACACACGCGGCAACTAAACCCACCGGCTGGCCGCACACCACCCGGCCAGCCGTTACCTACATACCGCCATGCAAAACCATTCCGAACTTGATCTTGAGGCTATCAAAAAAGAGGCGCAGGAAGCTGCCTTCTTTCACGACAACATCAACGCGGCCTGCCCCTACCCGTTCGCCACCATCGCTGGCGTGATGTTCAAACAGTCCTTTTATGCCGCCAAAGCAGCCATGGCCGAAGTAGCCCAGAAAACGGTGCAACCATGACCCAACCCAAGCGCGACATCATCAACGCCCACCAGGCGGCCATGCTGGGCATCTTGCGTGATGCGCTAGACCCCATCTGCGTCACTGATCTTTTCACGCGCACAAACTTCAGTCGCTCACAAGGCATCAAGCAAATGACCGGTTTGCGTGAAGCTAATTTGGTAACGGAAACCACCCCAGTTTGCCGAAAAACCAAATCACCTGCCCTGTGGGCAATCACCACGGCAGGCAGGCGCGCATTCAGCGACTACACCCGCAAGCAAGAACAGGCCACCACCCGTGCCATGGCTGCTGCGCCACAAACCAACAGCTTTTTGGGCACCACCTACACACCACCTGGTCAGGCGTACTACCGCAATGACGGCAACCGGCATATCCCCGGTGTCGGTGTGCAGTGCTGATCCACCTCCACCCAACCAACCAAGGCCACCATGACCGCCAACGAAAAAACCACCGTCGAATTTGCCGCACTGCCAGCCATTGGCGCAACCTTTGAAGGCGGCATTTTTGCAGGCATCACCACTCGCAAGGATGGCGCCAACTGCGCCGTTGTTTTGCTGCCCGATCAGGCTGAAAAACTCACCTGGAAGAAGGCGATGAACTGGGCCAAAAAGCAAGAAGCCGAACTGCCCACGCGCCCTGTCGCTGCACTGCTTTTTGCCAATGTCAAAGACAAGCTCAAACCTACATGGCACTGGACCAGCGAGGAAGACGACGCTTCCTACGCTTGGATTTGCTACTTCCGCTACGGCTACCAGGACTACGACCGCAAGAGCTACGAGGGCTCAGCTGTTGCCGTCCGCTTGATTCACCTCACCGCTTAATTCTTCAATCCTTTTTTGACCCGGAGCCACCCATGCCACCCATCACCATTGAAGCCATCCAAGCCAAACAGACTGAGCTGGCCATCATGATTCAGCAGCTTGAGAAGCAAGCTGCCAGTACGACCCTTGTCGATATTGAAGCCTGCACTATCACCCTGCAGCCCGGCGAACACTACGCAGGCGCCGTGCTGGATGAAGCTGGCCAACACAAGCATCACCTGGTGCTGATGGCCCAACGTCCCACCGACAAACTCAACTGGCAGGCTGCCATGGATTGGGCTCAGCAGATTGATGGCGCCTTGCCCACCCGGCAGGAACAAGCCTTGCTGTTTGCCAACTGCAAACCCCATCTGGAACCGGTGTGGCACTGGTCGTCAGAAGCGCACGAATCAGAAGCTTCCTACGCTTGGTTTTGCTACTTCCTCTACGGCTACCAGGGCACCAACCACAAGAGCTACGAGGGCTCAGCTGTTGCCGTCCGCAGATTCTGAATCCTTTAATTCTTCAATCCTTTTGAACTGAGTAGCCACCATGGCACTGCATACCGAACTCCCCATCTACCGCACAGGCGTGCGCCTGCTTGACCTTGCAATCAAAGCCCAGGTGCAAATGCCGCGCACGGTCAAGCGTGCGCTGGGTGAAAAAATCACCCAGCATTGCGTTGAAATCCTTGACCTGATGGCCTTGGCCAATGCCAGCCAGCGCGACGTGCGCGCCGGGCACATTGACCAGCTGTTGACCCGTCAGCGCGCCATCACTGTGCTGCTGCGTGTCAGCCATGACGCCCGGTACATTTCGCCAAAACTGTGGGCGGACTCTATCGAGGTGCTGGGGAGCATTGGCAAGCAGGCCGGGGGCTGGCTCAAAACTGCGAACAGGGCGCCTGCTGTATGACGGTCAAGGCCCTCATACCCGTGCGCACAGTGAATCTGGTCGCGCCGCTGGCCCACAAGGCCACCGACATGCACACCACGGAGACCGCTGCCCTTGCGCAGGCTTGGTCCGGTGCAGCTTCTCACCTGATCGCCGCACATGACAGTACGGGCCTTCGGGCGGGTGGCTTTAATAGCGCGATGTTGCTTCCTACGCTTGGAATTGCAACTTCAACAACGGCAACCAGAACAACAACCACAAGAGCTACGAGGGCTCAGCTGTTGCCGTCCGCAGATTCCCACCTGTTTCACCAGCTGGTGCAGGCCTACCTTGATTGCCGTCACACCAAGCGCACCAGCGCCAGTGCGATGGCGTTTGAGGACCATGCCGAGCACAATCTGTTTCAACTGCATGACGAGCTGGCCACGGGCACTTACCAGCCGGGCAGCTCCATCTGCTTTGTCATCACGCACCCCAAACCGCGTGAGGTGTGGGCAGCACGGTTTCGTGACCGCATCGTGCATCACCTGCTCTATAACCACATTGCACCGCGTTTTCACGCCCGCTTTGTGGCTGACAGTTGTGCTTGTATTCCGGGCAGGGGCACACTTTACGCGGCCAAACGGCTGGAGCACCAGGTGCGAAGCCACACGCAAAACTGGAGCCGACCGGCACATTACCTTAAATGTGATCTGGCCAACTTCTTTGTGTCCATTGACAAAGCAGTGGTGCTGGAGCAACTGCAACGCCAGGTGACCGAGCCGTGGTGGATGTCACTGGCCACAGTGATCCTGATGCACGACCCACGCCAGGATGTGGAGGTGCGCGGCACCCGAAGCGAGTTGGAAATGGTGCCACCCCACAAACGCCTGTTCAACGCCCCCGCTGGCCACGGCCTGCCCATTGGTAACCTCAGCAGCCAGTTTTTCGCCAATGTGTTGCTGGATGATCTGGACCAGTTTGCCAAACACCGCCTGCCAGCGCCCCACTATGTGCGTTATGTGGACGACTTTGTGTTGCTGCATGACAGCCCCCAGTGGCTCAACCAGGCGCGCGAACAAATTGAGGGAAAGCTGGCAGAGCTGCACCTGCAACTAAACCCACGCAAAACCATTCTGCAGCCGGTGGATCGTGGCATTGATTTTGTGGGGCATCTGATCAAGCCATGGCGGCGCATCACCCGGCGCAAGACTGTGCATGTGGCACTGAGCCGATTACATGACATGCCTGCGGCTGACTTGCACCAGTCCGCCAACAGCTATTTTGGCTTGCTACGCCAAGCCAGCCACAGCCACCACGACCGCACCCGCATTGCCCATCTGATGCTCAAACGTGGGCACGTGGTGCAAGGCGACTTTACAAAAACCTACCGGAAAACAAAACCATGAAAGCCATTGACTTATTTGCAGGCGCGGGCGGTTTCAGCACCGGCGCACACATGGCAGGCGTGCAGGTGGTATGGGCCGCCAACCACTGGCAGGCCGCAGTGGACACCCACACCGCCAACTACCCACAAACGCAGCACGTGTGCCAAGACTTACACCAGGCCAACTGGCTGAATGTGCCCGCACATGATTTGCTGCTGGCCAGCCCATGCTGCCAAGGCCACAGCAAAGCACGCGGCAAAGCATCAGGCAACCCGCAGCACGACGCCAGCCGCAGCACGGCCTGGGCGGTGGTGTCGGCGGCTGAATGTCACCGGCCAGCGTTTGCCGTGGTTGAAAACGTGCCTGAGTTTTTGAAGTGGTCACTTTTCCCGGCGTGGCAAACCGCCATGCAGGCACTGGGCTATAGCTTGGCCACACACATTCTGGATGCCGCCAACCACGGCACACCACAGCACCGGGAGCGCATGTTCATTGTGCTGTCACGGTCCAAGTCACCCATGCAGCTCAGCTTTAAAAAGCGCGCACCTATCCCGGCCAGCAGCTTTGTGGATTTTGGTGCGGGTAAGTGGCAACCCATCGACAAACCGGGCCGGGCCGCTGCCACGCTGGCCAGAATAACAGAAGGCAGGCGCGTGCATGGGCACCGGTTCATTTCCAGCTATTACGGCAACGAGCGCGGGGGGCGATCTTTGGACCGCCCGATAGGCACCATTACCACCCGTGATCGGCATGCAGTGATTGACGGTGAGCGCATGCGCATGATCAATGTGCATGAAGCACGCGCAGCCATGGGTTTCCCGGCCAGTTATGTGCTGCCAGACAACCAGCGTCTGAGCATGCATCTGCTGGGTAATGCTGTGTGTCCGCCTGTGGCGCGAGATGTGATTAACGCAATCATGGCGGCTGCATGATTGCGCAACCATCCCTGTTCGACCCTCAAAACCTTGCATCGTCTGTTGTGATGCCTAAGGCGCCCCAATTGGTTATTCACACATGGCCATTTCCAGGCATGACGCCAGAGGATTCGGCAAGAGCCTCTTGGGCAGGCAGCGAAGAATACGCGGACATGCTTGCTGCAGTGATCCAGTCGCAAGGCGGGCACGAGCTTACCAAACAGCAAGTGCTTGCATTAATCCCAAACGATTGGCGCGACTTGCTTGGGCAGTTTGCACACGGCAGCATCGGCTGGTCACAAGGCGAACAGCGCGGCATTAAGACCAACTATGTGCCCCACGATGGCGGTGGGTTTCACTTTACCTTCCAAGCCATCAACATTGATTTACTGAGGAAAGCAGTATGAAAGAACGACCAATCCTGTTCAGCGCGCCCATGGTGCGGGCGCTGCTGGATGGAAGCAAGACGCAGACACGGCGAGTGGTGAAGCCACAGCCAGAGTGGGTTGAACCAGCAACCGTTTGGCAGCAAGGTGACGGCCACAGCGGGCCGGGCTGGTATGCGCACAACGAAGACTATCCAGATGAGGGGGCGTTGTTCTACCGCCCCCTCTACGGCCAGCCAGGCGATCGGCTTTGGGTTAAAGAGACAACGGTCAATGTTGAAGATTTTGGATACCTTGGGCCAGTGTGGGTTGAGTCGGAGCATGGCCAAACAGTCCTTGAATATGGCTTGGCACCAAGTGAAGATGATTACACGGAAGTGGAGCCAGAAGACATCAAACTGCGCCCCTCGATCTTCATGCCACGGGCCATGAGCCGCATTACCCTTGAAATTACCGCCGTGCGCGTTGAGCGCCTGCAGGACATCAGTCGCGGCGATGCAATGGGCGAAGGCTGCCCATTCCCAAACATGGCGCAGGGTGACGATCCGCGCAAGTGGTATGCCGACCTGTGGAATGCCATCAACGGCGCCGGTTCGTGGGAAGTCAACCCGTGGGTGTGGGTCATCGAATTCAAACGGGTGCAACCATGAGCTTACTAAAAGGCACGCTCCTCAATCTGTTTTTCTACGCCCTCGACATGGCTACAGCCGTGGCCGGGTTCTATTTTGGCTTCGGGCTGCAGGTGCAGAACTGGCCCGCGTTGATCGGCTTCATGATCGTTTTGCGCTGGATTGTGTATGTCGGCAAAGGCGTTTACAGCCTTCATATGGAGAAATCATCATGACCCGCAAAACCTCAAAGTTCATCCGAAAGCGCATCGGCCAAGGCCGCATGGAAGGCGGTTACGTGGTCTTCAAACCCAACGCCTGGTTGGCCCGTATCAAGTTCAGCCGCGAATACGACGACGAAAGCATCTGTGGCGAAACACCCAGCAGCGAGATTGCCGACGCAGCCATTGACCACGCCCAACACGCCCTGCACCGGTTGATCAATCGTGGCGTGCTGCCCACCGAGACCCAGCCGCATGACCTGATGGCCCACTGCATCGGCGTCACGCAAATCAGGGTGCTGGACATGGGTGGTGAAGGCGCCAATGACGCCATGGCCCGGCTCAACCAGGCGGCCATGGGCCTGCAGCGCGCCCGTGACAGATGGGAGCGCACCAGCCAATGGGGCTTGGACGGCCCGGCCATCACCGACCTACGTGATGCGCTGAACATTTACGAAGTCATCCTGCGCGGCAGCAGCCCGCAAGTGATGGAAGACGCCCAAAACAGACGCTTGGCGCGTGTCAAACAAGCATTTGGAGCAACCGCATGAAACCCTTACGCATCTACGTCGCAGGCCCAATGACCGGCCTGCCTGAACTGAACTTCCCGGCTTTCCACGCTGCCACAGCCACCCTGCGTGCCCAAGGGCATGAGGTGGTGAATCCAGCAGAAATCAACCCTGACACGACCATGGCCTGGCACGCTTGCATGCGCCGCGACATTGCCGAGCTGGTGACCTGTGATGCGATCCACCTGCTGGACGGCTGGCAGAACAGCAAGGGCGCCACGCTGGAGCATCACATTGCCGAGCGTCTTGGGCTGGTGATCACTGAGGATAAATCGGGAAACTTCGCGGCAGTTGATCCTGACCAGGTGCGCCTGACACGCACACAGGTGGAAGCCTTTGCCCACCGGCGTGCCACCACCTACACCCACCGCAGCAACCCTGAATACCACAGCTATGCGTTTGTGCCACACACGTTGATGGACTTTGTGGGCGATGTTGAAAACGCATTGAGGGGTGCACTTTGAAACAGGCTTACTACCATGGCGGACCCCGAGGCTTTCAGCGCGGCGCCATGCTGTTGCCGCCATCAATCACAAAAGCCAAGTCCACGACTGATTTAGTTGGACCCAATGATGTGCACCGCGATGACCGCGTGTACATCACGACCAACATCAATGCAGCATTGATGTATGCGTCCGTGTTCCGCCGTGGCGTGATTTACGAGGTGGAACCGATTGGGAAGATTGAACCCGATCCAGATTGCAGCATGGTAGACCTGTCTTTTCAGTGCGAGCGCGCGCGCATCAAGCGCATTCAAAAGATCAGCGATCTAGTGCTTTCCAGCGCCAGAGACTTACTTATAACGATTCCAAAATGACCCACCACCTGAACCACACCCGCACCGCTGCCGTGGCGCAAGACACTTTTTGGCTACCCATAGACGCCAAAACCCCGCGCAATGTCAAGTGCCTGGCAATTGCCCGTGAGGCATCCGGCGTCGCCCAGCAGGCCGAGATTCCAACGCACAACACCTGGTGGACGCACTGGCACCCGCTGCCCCGCTTTCGCCCCGACACATGGGCACCTTATGACGCTGAGGATGACGGCAAATGAACCTACCATGCTTTCACAAATGGGAAAAATGGAGCGATCCAGTCAACGGAATAGCCAGCACCCACAATTCCGACACAGGCTACTTCAAGGTACTGCAAATGCGCATCTGCGCCAAATGCGGCATTGCTCAGGTCAGAGACATTGGAAAAATGCGCACCATCGATTCGCTGCGCACTGAATCAGGAAGGGCCAGCAAATGACCGACCAAATCGACCGGGTGATCTGGCGCCCCGACCTTTACAAGCTGCTTGGCGTAGGCAGCTCGTGCGTCACCAAGTGGCTCAAGGCGGGCAAGTTTCCCAAGCCTGACGTGGCACTCAGTCAGAAAACTATGGGCTGGAAGGTGTCAACCCTGCGCGCGGCTGGGATCAACCTTGTCTAGCCAGTCCGCCCAATCCTGTAACAGCGCCCGGCGCTGAGGCAGGTAGGCGGCATGGTTGTATGCCCCGCGCACCGCATCATCAGAGCCGTGCGCCAACTGCATTTCAATGTGATCTGACGGGTAGCCGTGTTCATTGGCCCAGGTGCTGGCCACCCCGCGCCACCCATGCCCGGTCATGCGGCCTTTGTAGCCCATGCGGTGAATCAAGTACAGCACGGCGTTTTCAGACATTGGGCGATCAATGCGCCGGTCTGACGGAAACACATACTCACCGCCCCGTGATCTGGCCTGAAGCTGCGCAATCAAGGCCGTGGCCTGCGTCGGCAGCGGCACCAGGTGCACCCGTTTCATCTTCATGCGGGTTTTTGGAATGCGCCACACATCGCCTTCAATTTCCCCCCACTTCATCATTCTGAGTTCACCCGTGCGCACCCAGGTCAAGGCCAGCAGGCGACACGCCAGCACCGACTGCAGCTCACGCTCAAGGGATAAACGCAGCAGAAAATCAGGCACATCAGACAGCGCCAGGGCTGCATGGTGCTCCACCGGACGGGTGCTGAAGGCTTTGGCCGGGTTGATTTGTGCTGCCGGGTTGATCTGGCAGTGCCCATGCTCCACGCACCAGTCAAACACTTGGCCAGCCCAAACGCGCACTCTTTTGGCGTACACATGTTTGCCAGCCAGATCAAGGCGCACCAATGGCGCCATCACGGCTTCTTTGGTGACCAGCCCCACCGGGGTGCTGGCAATGTCAGCCAGGTGCATAGCCAACCCGCGTGTGGCATTGCCGAAGTAATTCTCTGTAATCTCTTTGGCGTTTTTGCGGGCCTCCCAATAGTGGGTGCAGGCGTCACTGAATGTGATTGATTTTTTGGGCTTGGCTTTGACATCCACGCCATCAAGCAGCTTACGCCGGAATTCATCGCGCTTGATTCGGGCATCGGCCAGCGACAAAAGCGGGTACGGCCCCAGCACCTCGGTGCCCTCTTTGCCGTTTTGACGGTACCCGACGCGCCAAATCTTGGCACCCGTGGGCGAAATGAACAGGTAAAGGCCATGGCCGTCTGACAGCTTGCGGGGCTTCTCAAAGGGCTTTTCCCTCTTGCAAATCAGGTCTGTGAGCTTGTTGGAAGCCATAAAGCGGGCATCGTGTTGGGTTGATCCTGCCGATACCCGCTAGGATGCCGTTTAATAATGTCGCCCAACGTCGTTTGTTGGCACTTCATATCCGGCAATGTCCCGCAAAGATCAGCGCTAATGCGTTGATTTTGCGACACATTTTACTAAGTCGTCCAGTTATTTCATGCCTTATCTGGCATCAACTGGCGGAGCAGGGGTACGCTACACATCACGGTTTCATGCGGGTTAGCGGCCTGTTTTTTGAACGATGCCCGCTAGGATGCCATTTAAACCGCCCTGCACTTTTTCATGATCCCACTCAAAACACAACCCACCAGAACCGCCCAGGTTGCACGATCAGCACCGGGTCAAGGCCAAGGTATACCCTCAAATGCGCGGCGCCTTGCGCTGCTCAGATGGCAAGGCCGTGGCGCCCAGCGCCCTCGCCCGCTCTTTTCGGTCCTGCTCTGCCAGCCAGTGCGCGTCTGACAACCTTCTACCAAATGCCACCGCCTGCCACTTGGCACCATCAGTCTGGCTTGGCGCCACTTCGCTGAAATGCGCAGCCAACTGACTCTGCAAAGTGTGCGGCGCGTGCTTGGGATCGTTGATGTGGGTCTGGCTGGTCATTTGCCAGCGCCTTGTGAATTGCTGGCCAGCAACGCTGTTTTCTGGCTGCTGCCATGGCTGGAGCCCAGGAAAAAATTAAGCACGGTGCCAAAGCCTGATGCCAGCGCGCCAATCAGGATCAGCAACGCCTGGTTGTCCGACACCGTGAGCTTACCCAGCATCATGCCAAGCAAGATGCCAAGATAGCCCACAGTGATGATGATGGCCAGCGCGGCAGGCACCCATGACCGGGTGGCCACTTGCATGGCGCGCGCGCCTTCGGTGTTTTGCACGGCCAGTTGTTCGCGGGTGATCTGGTTGGCTTCGACAAATTTTGCAAAGTCAATCTCTGCCAGGCGAATACCGCTCACCTGCTCGGCTGTCATGTTGCCGTCGCTCAGGGCTTTGGTTACGGCGTCAATGGTTTTGCCCTCAAGGCCCAGCTTTTCAGCAATGAATCCAGCAGCGATGCCGCCAAATGGGCCACCAAGCGCAGTACCAATGAGGGGCGCAAGTGTTTTTAAAAAGTCCATGTCACGCCACCCTGTTCAAAAGCCAGCCGAAAGTAAAACTTTCTTGACTGGGTTTGGCCTCGGCCAGATCGATGTACCGGGCACCCTGCAGCGCATTCAACGCCCGCAACAGCACCACATGGCCGTCCTTGCCACGGTGCGCCAGGTAGGCGCGCAGTGCGGCCAGGGTCATGCGGCCAATGGCGCCATCCACCGGCACGTCGGGGTAATGTTTGGCCTCTGAATTCAGCACGTTCAGGGCGCGCTGCAAAAACCGGGCGGCCACGCCTGGCCCCATGTTGACGCCGGTGTCCAGCAACTCTTCGGCCACTTCTGGGGCGTGGTCATTGACGTGTTGGAAACCCGGAGCCAGCCAGTACCGCTCCAAGTAAATGGACTTGGCCACGGCGTGCGGCATGGCCGCCATGCTGCCGTGGTAACCATAGGCGCGGGCCACTTGCTCGGTCACGCCCCACATGGTGGGGCCGCCACGGTCTGCTGGGTGGTCGGTGTAGCCGCCTTCGCGGGCGATCAGGGCTTCAATGTAGTCGTCGATTTTCATAGCCTACCTCTTTGCTTCCAGCACATCAATGCGTGAATTCAGCCGCTGGTCTGACATCTTGGCCTCGACCGATGCGTTTTGAAGCACGCGCAAGGTGTCGCGGGTGTCCATGATCATGAAACCCACAGCGATTTGCACCACACCCAAAAACCAGGCCAACGCCATCCAGGCGCCCCGCCCTTTGTTCAACAGCGCTTCTTCATCCTTGGCGTGTTTGGCAAAGCCCTTGACGTGTGCCTCAAAGTCAACATTCAGGCTGGTCAACTGCTCTTTCACGGTGTGGGTCACTGCGGTGTTTTGGGTCAGGCTGCGGTTGATGGTGTTGAGCACCATCAGGGTGGCGCGCTTGCTGGGGTCGTTTTCAGCGGCCACCAGGGCGTCCAGCTCGGCTTGCAGCTTGGCCTCGGTTTGTTTGTCTTCGGCGCGGCGGTCGTGCAGGTCGGTCATGTCATTCTTTCAGTAAGTCAAAAGCCTGCGCAGTAGTCACCTTGAGCCGGTAGCGGCTGGCGATGAATCCGGCAAATTTCATGCGGCGGTCGTCCGCGTAGTGGCTGAGCTGCTTGCGGTAGGCTTGCACTTCACACCACAGCCGGTACTGGTCAGACACCAGGTAAGCCAGCGGATGCAGACACATAGCCAAAGGGGTGTACACAAGCAGGTCTGTGCGGCCTGTGGCGTAACACAGCGCAGCCAGTGGCAAGGCCAGCAGGGTCAGGTGCCACCATTGGCCGACGTGGGTTTTTTCGTGTGTAAGCAGGCCCACATCTGCCTTGTAGGCGGGCTTGATCAAAATGACCGGCCCAAGGGCGCAGCCAGCAGCCCAGTCGGGGATGTAACGGGTGGTGTAAATCACCATCATCAAAGCCCCAGCTTGGCGCGCTCGCTGCGGCCCCATTGGCGGGTGGCTTCTACAAATTCGCCAAACACGGTCAGCTCTTGCATTTCGTCAACGCTGGGTGCATACATGCCGTTGGCTGCGCCTATGCCGATGCGGGCAAAGTACATCTCGTCGTCAATGCTGTAGCTAGCCCGGATTTGGTCGATCATGTTTTGCGCGATCAGCTTCACATGCGGGCTGGCGGCCTTGATCTGGTTGCGCAGGGCGTCTGGCAGGGGTGACGGCAGCACCTCGATGCTGGCCGCAATTTCTGCGGGCTGCTCTGCGGGCAGGGTGAAGCCGTCAAACAGGGCCACCACGGTGCGGCCATCTGGCAAAGTGGCCAGCTCTTGCGCGGCTTGCTGGCCTTGGGGTGCGTCAGGCAGGCGCAGTGTGTGGGTGAACATGGGCGTAACAACGCGGCGGAAGGCGATCAAAGAGGTCATGGTGGTGGTCTTTCAGGGTGGTGAAGAGGTGGTTGAAACTGGCGGTATTTTTGGCGTGGCCAAGGATTGAGATCACGCTTTCCAGAGCGCCTTTTTTGGCAGACTGGGTAAAGGTGTACAGGCTGTGCTTGCGCACAAAGCGGGTGCTGCGCCAGGTGCGAAAGCCAACAAAATTCAGGCCACGGGTTACCCGGTGCAGGCTGTAGCGTGACAAGCTCAAACCCAATTGGCCTGCAATAAATGCCTGAATGCGTGCCAGAAAGTTCAGGCAAGTCTGGCGGGTTTCGCCAAAGATCACAAAATCATCGACATAGCGGCAGTAACGCCGGGCCTTGAGCACCCGCTTGATGAAGTGGTCTAGCGGGTTCAAATAAACCAGTGCATACATCTGACTCAGCAAGTTGCCAATGGGTATGCCTTTGGGTTGTCCGTAATCCGCAAACTGCAGCATCACAGCCACAAAGCGTTTGTCCTTGATCTTGCGGGCGAGCTGGGTGGCCAACACAGTGCGGTCAATGGTGTAAAAGAATTTACGAATGTCAAGCTGCAGAAGGTAGCCATCTGGTGGGCTGCTGCGCAACGCCGTTTGCGCATAGTCAGCGGCGGCGTGGGTGCCCTTACCTACCCGGCAGGCAAAACTTTGGTCAATGAACCCGGCATTGAAAATGGGGTAAGTTAGCTGGTAAATGGCGTGCTGCACCACCAGGTCACGAAAAGCCGGGGCATAGATGGTGCGCCGCTTTGGCTCATACACTTCAAATTCAATGTAGGGCTGGGGGCGGTAAATGCCGCTGTGGAGTTCGTGGTGCAGGGCATCCAGATTTCCGGCCAGGCGGCGTGAAAATTCAAGGCAGGCACGCTTGCGCATCTTGCCGTGGCTGGCATCCAGCCAGGCCTGATAGAGCGCCTCTGGGGTAAAGGCTTTTTCAAAAAGAAACCCAATGCGCTTCATGGCAAGCCCGCCAGACGTTCGAGCACAACATGGTGCCTACTGGAAAAGCGGGGTGCAGCAGATTTTGCACAGGGTTGCCCCGCGTGCAGGAAAGCGCCTCCCTTGGCTCCACCATCTGCTTGCGCAGTGCGAGGTGATGCCGAGTCCGAGCGAAACCCGTTGTTCTCGTTCGAGTTCGCCCGCGAATTGTTGAAGTTGGATAACCAGACACCCGCGCTCGACGAGTTGTTCCAGTTGCCGCCACAATTCGGACACATGTTAAGACGCCTCCCTTGGGGTTCCCGCCACCGGGATACCTTTTTCTTTAGCCCGCTCAAGGGCTATCCAGCCGCCAATCATGCGGCCCATTTCATCAACCATGCGGCTGATGGTGAGGTAGCGGTGCTCTGCGGTACCGAGTGCGTTTTTGTTGAGTTTTTCACCTTCTTTAAAGGCGAAGTAGCCCAACTCAAACGCTAGCCGCAAAAACATGCGCAATTGCTCATGCGCCACATCCAGCCCCACCAGCGTGGTCTTTTTGTAATAGCGTTTTTGGGCCTCCACAATGAAGCCGTACACCTCATACGCCTTGCGCCTGATTTCTTGCGACAAGCCGTATTTCTCGTGCTTGGGGAAGTGGTTCAGATAGATGTTCATTTGCTTGGCAAAGTCCGTGAACTTGACATCAAGTTTTGCTTCATCGTGAATGCCCATCGCTATCGCTCAGGCATCAAAGATACAAGGCCGAGCGAAACCCGTAGTACTCGTACGAGACCGCCCGCGAATTGGCGAAGCCGGAGAACCAGACACCCGCGCTCGACGAGTAGGACCAGTCGCCGCCACAAGCCGGACACATGTCCGCCGTGCTGTAGTCATAAAGGATGTCATTACCAAACTGGTTGCTGCCACCTGCCACCAGGGGAATACCGGCTGCCGTCATTTGCCACGCGGTACCGCTGGTGGCCTCACTCAGCACCTGGCTGGCACTGCCCATGGTTAACGCACGGTCAGAAAAGTTAAGCGCGTAGCCGGTAAAGGCGCTCATCACACCCAGGTTGTCATACATGGCCGCCAGGCCAGTGGCGCCCCACAAATCAGTGGCCAAGGTGGTGCCACCGGTGGCCAGGCTCATGTCGGCACTGGTCTTGAGCACATAGAAGTTGCCTGCATTGGTGGCGGCGTCCATGGTGAGGCCGGGGCTGATTTCATAGACCAGGCCATTGAGGTCAACCACGCCGCAGTTTTGGCCGTTGTGGGCGGTCTTGCTGAAAAAGTTGGCGCTGCCGGTTTTGCCGCAGCCTGCGTAGGTGGCGTTGCCGTCCCACACGTAGGCTATTGAAGCGTCTTGCGCGTCGCCCAGGGCGTTGTTGTTGTTGCCTTTGGGAAAGTTGGTGCTGCCGCTGCTGTACCAGGCGTTGTAAGTGGTGCTTGTGCTGGCACTGCCATGGGCATTGGCCAACAGGGCCAGCATCTTGTTGATGAAGATGCTGCTGCAAAAGAAACTGGCGCCGCGTGTTTTGGCAGCCGCCAATGCACCAGCAAAATTATTGGCGGGCGCACCCGTCAGGCTGGCAAACGCGGTGCTGGCCAGGCCACCACGCACGGCACTGGACAACACCACACCATTTTTAAGGCTGGACGCTATGCCGCTGTTATTGCTGCACAGGTACTTGTCCACAAACACGCCGGGGCGAATGGTGCCCGCGTTGTAAAACGCCCGGTGCAGCGCGTAGCCTGCGGCATTGGCCGTGGCCACGCTGGCGTAAAAGTCAAACGCCTTGATGTCAACCACATTGAGTGCCACGCCATTGGCGCCGGTGCCGTATTTGTAGAAAAACGCCGGTACATAGACCATGACCGAGCCGTCTGAATACTGGTAGTTGCCATAGGTGTCGCTGGCCGGGTCGTCGGTGCCGTACAGCTTGGCCATGTTGGCGGGCAGGCTGGGTGCAATGCCCACGCCAAAGCCTTGTTGGCCAGGTGTGCCAATGTTGTTGATGGTGCCAGCGCCCGTGGCGGTGCCAATGCGAATGCCATTGGGGAAGCTGACAGGTAAGCCGTCAGGGGTCTGGATGGTGCGGGTGACAAGTGTGGACATGGTAGGTTCCTGTGTTTCGGAGTGGGTTAATGGATTGACCAGGTGGCGTTGTCACTGACTGTGACGGTCACGCCATCACTGATGGTGATGGGGCCAACGCTGGCCGCGTTGTAGGCGCTGGCCACAGTGAAGTCGGTGGTGACAAAGCGTGGATTGATGCGTATGGGGCTGTCTGGGTTGGTGGCCTGGGCGGTTGACGCATAAGCCGCTGCCAGCGCGGCACTGGCAGCGGCGGCGGCGGCGTTCACTACCGGGCTTTGCGCGGTAACTGCGGCTTGGGCTGCGGCGCAGATGATGCGGTCGGCCTGGGCGGCGGTGGCGTTGGCGGCTATGGCGGTGGCGTTTGATTCAATCCACAGCAAAAAGGCCGGGTCTTGCGTGCTGCGGGTGGCCTCCCATGTCAGCCAGGTCTGCATGGCGGCATCAAAAGCGGCGGGGTCGCCACCGTAAATGTTGGGGGTGGTGGCGGGTGCCGGGGAAAGTGTGGGGATGGTCATGTTGATCCTTATCGGTAGCCGGAAATTTCAAGTGCCAGGGTGATGCTGTTGACGGACTCAATCACCGGCACGGCGCGCACGTAGCGGCCAAACACGTTGGCTGCCACCAGGTCGTTTTGATCGGGTGCAGCCACCCACAGCATGGGTTCGCCAATGTGGGCGGCCAAAAAACCGTTCAGGCGGTTGTAGGCGGTGCGCTCCAGCATCAGGGCGCCGCTTGCGCCCTTGCTGTAGCCGCGCTCCACATTCACAGGGTTGTCCAGGCTGTCGAGGTAATGGCGGCCCCGGTCTTCAATGGGGCTGCCAAAGCCGTACTGCGCATCGCCTACAAAAAACTGCTTGCCTATCACACACAGACCGCAGGCCGCCACACTGGCCGGTGCGGTGGCAACGCTGATGGTGACGGTGCAGGTGGGGCTGCTGAGCAGGCCGCTGAAGGTCACTGCGTCGGTCTGGAAGAATTCCTCAAAGCAAAAGCTGTAGTAAGTGCCTTCGGTACTGGCGAGTGTGCGGGTTTCGGTCTGGATCAGGGTGGCGCCATCAGACACGGTGATGGTGATGCTTTGCCCAACCAACCCCATGAGGCCGATGGCCGTGAAGCGGCCCACAGAAAGCGTCCAGCTCAGGCCGCCGGTGCGGGTGGTGGCTGTTTGCACTGAGGTGTCAAACATGGCCAGCGAATTTATTGGCCCGGTGTCTACCCACCAAAGCGCATCTGTGCCAGGCGTATGACCAATGTTGCCAGCCTGCACGCTGATCCAGTTGCGCCCGGCGTAGCTGATTTCAGCGTCTGCGGCGTAGGTGGTGGCGGCGTTGTAGGCAGCCAGGTCTACCGCATTGGTGGCAATGAGCACGCCGGGCGCAGTGCAGTCGATGGGTGATATGACGATCATCAGTATTCCACCAGGTTAAGTGTGCCAACAAGGGTTTGGTTCAGGGTGAGCACGCGGTAGGCCAGCACCCATTCGTCCAGGTTGTTGGCAATACCGCTGCTGAGCCAGCTCAATGAGTTATTGACCAACGGGCTTGACACGCCACTGGCGACTATTGGGGCGGCGTGCGCCACGCGGCCATCTGCCACCACGGTCTGACCAGTGGCAACGGCTGCCTGGATGCGCCCGGTGTTGCCGTACACCAGCGGGGCACTCAGTGTGGGGTTGCGCAGCAGCAGCAACACGCCAGCGTCTGAGGTGGTGGTGCCCGCGCCAATGGTGTCAATGCGCACCGGTGCGTCACGGTAGGCCGCTTGTTTTTTGACACCCAGCAAAGCGTAGGTGGTGCCCACGGTATTGGCGGCAAGCAGTGCGGTGTTGTAAACGCCCAGAGACTGGCCGTTTTCACTGATGCTGCCCTCGGTGGCGACTTGGCTGCAGATGGTGCGCATGGCGCCCGCGCCACTGGTGCTGCGCACCTCATAACGCACGGGCTGGTTTGGGCTGAGCATGAAGGTGCCCTGCCCGCTGCCCGCATAGTCAAAGGTGTGGGCCAGGGTGAAGCCACCCGCCGGGTTTTTGATGAAAAAGCGCAGCACGGCGCCACCCAGCCACAGGAAGTCAGTGAGGGTGACGGTGAAGTTGTTCCAGTCGTATGTACTGATTTCGCTGTAGGCGTCCCACTGCGTCCAGGGTAAATCCAGCATCTTGACGCCGCCACGCACCACCACCAGGCGGTAGGTGCTGCCGTCGGCCTCTACATACCAGCCGTCATAGCCTGCGGTGTAGGGGGCCACGGCGCTGCTGCTGAAATAGCCAAAGCGCTTGACCACACCTGTTTGGTTGGCAAAGCCATCAAAGGTGATTTCAGCCACCTGGGGTTTGCCGCTGAAGTAAGGCAGGTACTGGCGCGACTGGCGCACCAGGTACTGGCCAGCGGCCACTGTCAGGGTGTTGGCGCCCTCACTGTAGGTGGCGGTGCCGGTGCCTTGGGTGTCCCACAGCAGGGCGTTTTCTGCGCCCAGGGTCTTGCCGTCAAACAGGGTGGTGAGCTGGCTGACGCGGGCGCGGCCACCGGCGTCTGTGCCCACGGATGCGCCGGGGTAGGTTTCTACGCGCTGGCGGTAAAGGGTGTCAGCACCGCTGGCGATTTGGCGGGCGTCTTGGCGCAGGGTCATAACACGGGCTCCGTCTTCAGCGGCTCCGCTGGGTCGGTGTAGACCAGCACGCCGTTTTTGTCCATGCGCCGGGTGGCATCAGCCGTCAGGGCCGTTTGGGTCATGATGGCGGTGTTTTCGCGGGTGTTGGACTTGCGCAGCTCAGCCACTTCTTGGCGTAGGGCGCGTATTTCTGCAGCCAGTTCGGCGCTGTTGCCGCCTGCGCTCAATTGGCTTGCGTTGAAGATGCGGCTTGGGCCGGTCACCTCCAACTCAGGGCCGTTTTCACCAACAAGGCGAATGCCGCCTGAGTGGTAGCCGCCACCGGCAAAGGCGGGCACACCACCCAATCGGGTGGCGATGACGCGCAGGTTGGCGGCGGTGGCGTTGGTGCCGCTGTCAATGGCGTTTTTAAGGATGCTGGTGTTGGTGTCAAGCTCACCCAGCGCAAGGTCAATGCTGCCCAACAGGCTCAGGCTGTCGGCCTCAAAGTTCATGGCTGCAGCATCACTTGTCAGCAGGTCAGCAATGGCAATGCTTTTTGCGGCCAGGCGGGCGCTGGCCAGCGCCCACTCCTGCGTGCTTGTGGTGGCTTTGATGGCTTCAGACAATCCCGGCAGCGCAGCGGTCAACTTGTCGGCATAGCTGGCCTTGAGTGCACCGGCCTGGGTGCCGTCAATGGCCAGCGCCATGTTGTAGTTCTTGGCAAACTCTGCTTGTTGCTGTGCTGCACTTTGAACCGGGCCAAGCTGGGCGCTGCTCAGGGCAATGGCGGCACCGCGCAGGGTGGTGGCGCTGGTGGCCATGATGCCCGAGATTTCCTTTTGCGCCTCGTAATACGCCACAGTTTCCTCGCGCAGCTTGCTCAACACCTTGACGGCTTTTTCAGCGTCGCCGCTGTACTGAGCCATGGCGGCGGCGTAGTTCAAGAGCGCCTGCTTGGCAACGGCCTCGGCAGCGGTCTTGGCAGTGCTTGCAAGGGTGGCGGCGTTTGCGGTGTCTGTGACAACCTTTGTGTACGCCGCAATCTCTGTGGTCGCTGATGTGCGTGCGGTCGTCAGTGCTTTCTCTGACGCGGCCAATACGGTGTTTGCGCCGTTAAGTGTGGCGGTGTAGTTGAAGTAATTCGGGTCTCTTTTGGGGTCGTTTCGGGTGGTGGCGTTCCAGTTCGAGAAATTATTGATGCGGTTTTTATCGTCGTAATACTGGTAAGCCTGCTTGCCGTCTGACCCCCAGGCAAACACGCCGTAGGCATCCATCAGGGACTTAAACCCCGTAGAAAGTGTTTTGTACTTTGTAATGTCGGTATTGAAAGCGGCTTGTGCCGCATCAACTTTGGCGACGTTGAACGCAGTGACCTTTGCCAGCTCACCCTTCCAAATTTCCGCCGTATTTGCAGCGGTGCTGGCGGCTGTGGTTTTTGCTGCCAATGCCGCTTGCGCGGAAAGCACGCCCGCGTCCGATGGCAGTGCCACCTTGGCGGCGGTGATGCCAGCTTGCAGCTCCGCATAGGTCTTTGGTGCGCCGTTGAGGATGCTGTCACGCGCACCGGCCACACTGTCACGCTCAGACGCAATACTGTCAATCAGGCTGGTCAAACGCTTGTCCAGGGTGTCAAACACATCGGTCATCAACTTGACAGATGCGTCAGCAGCGGTCTTTGCAGCGTCTGCCACTTGGGCAAACTCAGGCCCAAGCAAAGTCATGACGGTGTAGGCACTGCGGCCTGATTCGGTCATCAGGTCTTGCGCATCGCGCAACTTGTTGTAAGCCTCAAGCGTGGCAGGCATGGCCACACCGACCAGAGCCAAGCCTTTGGCGACGTTGACCGTTGTGTCTGCCAGGCGTTGCGCGTCGGTGTACATGGCTTGGTAGTAGGTGTTTTGCGCGGCAGAAAATGCCTCGGTGCCGCCAAAGCCATCTATCAGCTTGCTGGCCTGGTCGCCAGCGGCGAGAGAGGTGGCCAGCAGCGTGTCATTAAATTGACCAAGCCATTGGTTGGCAAGGGCGAGGCTGGTGGACAGGCGGGCCAATGCCACACTGGCAGTTTCCCCCTCGCGGATGTACGCGCTTGGGTTGAAAACAGTGGTGGATGTGAATCGCTTGATCCAACGCCCTGTTTGAGTGACAACTGTCTCAGTGGTGCCAAGGACAGTTTGCGCCATTTCATCGGCCATGCCGGTGAACACCGCCGTCAGTTGTTCTGCGGTGGTGCCTGCTGCCAGGTCAATGGACTTGGAGTAGCTGGCGATCTGGTCGGTGCTCAGGCCCAGGCTGCTGGCCATTTGCGCCACGCTGGTTTTGACGCCAACAAATGCGGTCTGCCAGGCGTTGACGGTTTTGGGATCGATGGCGCTGGTTTGCGTCCAGTTCCTGTCGCTGCGGAACCAGCCGCCGTCTTGGTGCAGGTTGGCGTAGTTCTGGCCTGCAAAGGTGCCCCCGGCAGAGAAGGTGCCGCGTGTGCCTTGTGACTGGACTTCTGTGGGGCCTCTGCCAAACAGGGCGTTGGTCAAACCACCAAGGGCGCCGCCAACGACTGCGCCAAGCGGCCCGCCGACTGCAAAGCCGATGGCGGTGCCAATGGCTGAGGTGGTGGTGCCATCCATGCCAAGCACCACTTTGTTGCCTGCCAGCAAAGAGCCGATGCTGATGCCTGCAAGGGCTGGGCCAAGCACAGAGGCAGCAGAGCCTATGGCTGCGCCTGTGGACGCAGATGATGCAGCAGCGGCTGCACTGGCACCACCGGCTTCAGCGGCGGCGGCAGCAGCAGCGGCGGATGCAGATGCGGAGCCTGTGACAGCAGCACCCAGAGCGGCATTGCCTGCTGTCTGGCCAAGCACGGCTGTGGTCAGGCTGCCCACAGAGCTGGCAAAGCCACCCATGGCCACGTCATACACGCCCTTGAGGGTTTGCGCCACGCTCAATGTGCTGGCAATGCCGCCACCCGAGCCGTCCGCCATGGCCGCGCCAGATGCGCCAATGCCAAGTGTGCCCATGACGCCCTGCACCGACACTCTCAAAACCTGCGTCTTGATGGTGTTTTTGATGGTGTCCCATAAGCTCTGGAAAAAGCCCTTGCCGGACTCGAACGCACGCATGAGGGCGTCTTCCCAGTATTTGCCTGCTTCCTCAGCGGCTTTTTTGTTGGCATCGCGCAGGTCGTCAGCGGCTTTTTCGCCCGCATCGCGGACCTCACCCTTGCGCATGATGCCGATGAGCTGCTTTTGAGCCTCGATCTGGCGCACCAGAGAGTCATAGGCTTCGGTGCCTGCGGTCTTGGTCACCAGCTGGTCTTGCAGGCGGGTCAGGGTGGTGGCGGCAATCTCGGATTTGAGTTTGCCGTGGTTGTCAAATTCTTGTTGCGCCAGGCGCACAGCCTCTTCGGAGCCATGCGCGGTTTGCAGCAGCCGCAAGGTCTCGGCGGCAGTGTAGTCCTGAATGGACTCGTAGTCTTTGTTGCGGATGTCGCCCAGCTTTTGCGCGGCGTCAATGGCTGTTTTGTAGGCTTTTTCGTGCTCGGCGGCGGCTTTCTTGGCGGCTTGGTCAACCGTGCCGCTGCCTTGTGATTTGACCAACAGGCTTTGCTGCTTGGTCAGCATGGCGTTGTACTCTGAGCCGCTGATGGTGCCGGCCTTGTACAGACGCTCAATCTCTGCCAGTTCTTTGGCATAGCCGTCTGGGATGCCGTTTTGCTTGTCTTTGATTTTTTGCAGGCTGGCCTGGTTGGCGGCGTTTTGCGCCACCCAGGCGGTACGGGCTTCGCCACCGGCGCGGGCACCGGCAGCGGTGACGCTTTCAGGGGTGCCTTTGAGCTGGTCTTGTGCCTGCTTGGCGGCGCGCAGTTGTTGCACCAGCAGAAAGGCCTGGTAGGTTTCGCTTTTCAGGTAGATGTTGTCTGGCACCACCGACAGGCGGGTTTGCAGCTTGCCCAATTCGGACTCGGCTTCAGTTAACCGGCTGGTGAGGGCGGCAGACTTTTGCGCGTTGGTCTCAAACGCTTGGGGTAGCAAGTCAATGTTGGTTTTGAGGCCAAGCACACCGCCAGTTAACAGGTTGATGGTGCCATTGAAAAAATTGGCGGCACCTGCGGTGGCGTCAAACGGCACGCGGGCCAAGGCGGTGCCCAGGCCGGTAGACAACATGGTGGCAAAGCCATCGCCCGACTGGCGCGAGCGATCCATGGCCTCGGTCAGCACGGTGAGGTAGTTGGACATGCCTTGCGCCTCGCTGGCAATGGCGGTGCCTGCGCCGCCTTGCACCACGGCTTGCTTGAACTCGGTCCACGCAGTGGTCAGGCGGTTCATGTTGGCGCGCATGGAGTTGGCGGCTTTTTCGGCTTCAGGGCTGAAGACCTTGGTCATTTCAGCAGCCATCTTGGGCAACAGGTCACCGGCCAGCACCTGGCCGGTCTCCAGCATCTTGTTCAGCTCTTCGGTGGTTTTGCCCATGGCGCGCGCGGCAATCTGGAAGCCACCAGGGATGTGCTCGGAGAACTGGCCTTTCAGCTCTTCGGACATGACGGTGTTTTTGCTGATCATTTGACCCAGGGCGCGCAAGGCGCCTTCGGTTTCTACTGAACTCAGGCCCAGCACGTTACTGGCCTGCGCCACGGCGGTGAAAATGTCGCGGGTTTTTTGGCCTTCAAGGCTGGTGCCACGGGCGGCAGCGGCCAGTTTTGTGTATTGCTGGCCAGCGCTGGCAAATTCGAGGCCCATGGTTTTCACACTGTCACGCACAAAGGCGATTTCAGCCACGGCGTTTTTGCTGCCTACGGCAAAACTCAGGCCGTTGCGCAGTTGGTCTACCTGCACCTGGGCGTTGATGAGGGCGCCAGTGACATCCACCAGCGTGTTTTTCAAGCCGATCAAACCCACGGCCACGCTGCTGCCAACGATGGCGCTTTTGAAACCCTGGCTGAGCCGGTCCAGCGGGCCGGTGGCCTCCTGGGCTTTTTTGCCAAAGCCCTCCACTTCGCGCCCAGCCCCTTTCAGGGCAGTTTGCAGTTGGGCACTGTCGCCTGTGATTTTTACGCCAATGACGTTGCTCATGCTGCTACTTTGTGTATTGTTGGGTTACGGGCTGCTTTTCTTGGCCTGTTTGGCCCACTCCACAAGGGCTGCTTGCTCCATGGCTTGCAAACAGGCAAAGGTTTCTGCAAACCGGCGTGGCTTGATACGCTCAACCTCGCGCAAGTAAACACACAGGCCCGCATAGTCCAGGCCTTCGCGCCCTTGCATGCCCACCCGCCAAAGGGTTTGGATGCACTGCCAGATGGCCCACAACGGCAGGCTTTCTGGCCAGAAGTAAAAGGTGTCAACCGGCGCGGGGGCGCTGGTGTCTTCTTCAGGCTGCAGGCCAAGGGCGGCGGCGGCGTTGTCAAACTCGGCGTCATCGTCTTCTTTGTGGCTGGTGTCGAGTTGGCCGCTGGCCCATAGACCGGCGGCCTGCGCTAGTTTTTTGTTTTGCTGGCGGTATGCAACAGGTAGGCAGCCCAAGTAGTGGCTAACACACCTGGGTGTTTGAGCATGTAGTCAAAAGCGTCTTTGCTGAAAGTAATTACTGGCTCACCCGTGGCCTCATCAAGCACCAGGCGGTTTCCGGCCCAGTCAATGGTGTTTTCAATCAAGAAGTCTTTGACGGTTTGGTCTGAAGACTGCTCGTCAATTTCTTCTGGCTTGCGGCGGTTACAGGTGAGGCTGACGCTGAACAAACGGTCTACCGAGCCTTCACGCAGGGTGAATTTGACTTGGAATGTGACGACTTCGCCAACGGCGCTTTTGAATGACATGGGGTGCTTTCGTGTTGTGTTGTTTTGTTTTTGATAGCACCTTGCGCTTATGGCGCAAAGTGCTATAGGCTTAAAAGACTTGTGAGTTACAAGCTGACAATGCGCAGCTCGTCATTGCCCGCCACAGGCAAGGCGCGCATATCAAACCCAATCAGGCGCATGCCGTTGAAGTCTTCTTTCTTTGGGTTGATCAACTGCACCGATGGCATGTGCAGCATGATCTTGTTGCCAGTGGCGGTACCAATGACAAAGCCAATGCCTTGCAGGGTGTTGGCTTTAACTGCGGCCATTTGGGTGACTTCTTGCGCGGCAGTCAACTCAACACTAAGGGTGCCAGTCATTTTGCGGTCGGTGAGCACCACTTGCTCAGTGGTGAGCATGGGGGCGAAGGCCACCTGGTTACCCCAGTCAAGCGTGAGGCCGGTGCTGTTGTAGGCCACACCACCAGACAAGGCACCTGCAGCGTAGGTGCAGCCAAGATTGATGTCGGTGACATTGGCTTTGGTAATGGCTACCGGCACCTTCCAGCCCGTAAGGGTGGCGGTGGCGTTGGCGGCGGCAGACACCCCAGCATCAAGACCCACAAAGTCAAAGGTGAGTTTGGGGGCTTCGCCGGATTTTGCGGAGAGTTTGACATTGCCAAAACAGCCAATCAGCTTATGCAACAGGCCGTCGTCATACCAGTAGATGGTGGCAGTTTTAAGGGTATCGGTGACTGGCAGGTATTCCACACGGTTAGGCGTGAGCAGGCCAGTGGTTTCAGCACTTCCGCAAGCCAGCAGCAGCGCACCCCAGGCAGGGGCGGTGGCAGCAGTTCCAGCACCAGCCAAAAGCACCGAGAAAGAGCACTTCACAGAGGCTGTGCCAACCAAGCTTGGGCTGTTGCCAAACCATGGGTTGATGATGTTGGTGTCTACATTACTGGCATCCAGCGGGGTAATGGACAAGTCCATGGCCTGGATGGCATTGGCTACACCTGTAGGCACGGCATCAATGCCGCTGGTGGTCTCAATCTTGACAAGGATGACGGTTTTACGGATAAGGCGGGGCATGGGTTACTCCTGGGGGGTTTCGGTGGGTTCGACGGGGGCGTCTGGGTCTGGGTTGGGCACCCAGCCTGGCAAGGCAATGTCCCAACGCCAACTACCGCCCCCTGGCACAGGGGTGGTCTCGGGTGTGGGCGCGGCGGCGGTAATAGGTTCAATGGGCATGGTCAGGCACTCAAGGTGGTGTCTTGGCATTTATGCCAGACGGTAAAGATTTGCTGGCAAGCGCTCAGGGCGGGGTCAGCCTCGTCCTCATTCCAAGCCATGGCCTGGGGTTCGGTGTCGAGGGCGTTGCCCGCAAGGGATGGGTCGGCCATGATGCGGGCGTAGGCACTGAACGCCAGGGCGTCAGCCGCGTCGTCTGCACTGGTGGTGCTGGTGGCGCGGGCCAGGCATTCAATGCGGATGCGGGTGTGCCAGTCAGTGGTGCCAATGAGTTCGCGGCTGGCCACAGCGTCTTCAAGATACACAAACACTTGCGCGTTGTGTTCTTGCGCCATGGGGCGGCGGCGGTTGCCCACTACACGCCCACCGGCAAGCGCTGGCACGGCCAGCAGCGCGGCAATGATGGCGTCACGCACAGCCAGGTGGGCGGTGTTGCTCACAGCACGGGCTCCAGCAGCAAAATGGTAAGGCCCAGGCCGTCAGGCTTGGCTTGACCCACTGTGAAATTACGACCAGCCACACTCAGACTTAACCCCACCACGCTGACAGGCACAGCGCTGCTAAGCATGATGAATTGAGGAGTGTTACTGATGGCGCTGGCACCTTCCAGGTACACCTGGTCGCTGGGCTCCAAAAAATCACCTTCTACATTCACCAAGCCAAGCACGGCTTGTGTGCCAAGCGCTTCCAAGGCGCTGCCAAACACCGCCATGCAGGCGGCGTTGGTGTGCTCTTGGAGTTGCTGCCAGGTCATGATTCGCGCGGTTTAAGCGTTGAGCTTGACGTTGACCGTGGCGACACCGTTGGCCGATGCGGCCACCGCGTAACCCGCCAGGTTGTGGGTGGATGCGGTGGTGGTGATGCGGGCGTTGCCTGCGTCCCAGTACAGCAAGTCGCCCTGCGCTACCACGTCGGTGGAGAGTTTGGCCAGGGTGAACACGCCGTCTACCTGCAGGGGGCCGGTGGCGGCTGCGGCAATGGCGGTGAGGGCTACGCCAATGCGTTTGCCGATCACAACGACCTGGCCGTTGGTGATGGCGCCTGCCGGGGTGTGGTCAATAACCAGACCGGGCTGAACAAATTTGTTGGTCATGATGAATGTCTTTCAATGAATGGGGGTGGGCTGGCTGCAGGCGCTGCACTGGGCGGCGCCTGCGATCAGGCTTTAGGCACCTGCGTTTTTGTAAGCGCCACGGTAGTCAATGGCGGTGACGCCAAAGTCAAGGCGGACCTTGTAGCGGGCGCCATCCACGGTGAAGCCTTGTTCCATTTCAAGGTAAGGCGTTTGGTTGCCGTCCAGGAAGTCAACTTCAAGCACCGGGGCTTCTGAGGCGGATGCAAAGCTGTACCAGGCGGTGCCGGTGAGGCGCGGGGTGTCCACAATGTCGCCATACAGGCCACGCACCACGTTGGGCTTGCGTTGGTTCTTTTGGGCGTCGTCGTCGTACTCGGCACCATTGATGGTGCGGGCGACGCTGCCAAGTGACAAGGGGCCAACCCAGACGGAGGGGCGAATGTCAAGGTAGTCATTGCCACCGACATCCATTTGGCTGGCCATGGCCATTCGGGCGGCATCCACTGTGGACACGCTGATGACGGCGCCGCTACCGGCCAGGTTGCCGTGGGTGGCGTGGAACAGGGCCACACCGTCTGCCAGTGTGGGGTTGCTGGCAAGCAGGGTGTACACATCTGCTTCGACCGTGCGGCTGGCCGCGCGGCCCAGGCTGGTAGACAGGCCCACAAACGCGCCCAGGTCATCGTTGATGATGGCTTCGCGGCTGAGGTTGATGATGTAGCCTTTGGTGCCCACCGTCACGGCGGACTTTTCGCCATCAGGGATGGATTTGTTTTTGAACTCACCCAACTCTGTTTTGCTGAGCAGGTTGCCAAGCGAACCCACGCGGTAGCGGTTGTGAGCGCGGAAGTCGCTCACGCTGCCGGTGGCGCAAAAGCGGCTCCAGGTGTCGGGCGCAGTCGCGTAGGCGGCTTGCAGCGCCTTGTGCATGGTGTTTTCAAGAAGCACCGTGAAGTCGCTGGTGCCTTGGGTGAAGGCGCTGGCCACGATCTGCATTTTGTCCATGCCTTCGGTGCGGATGCCTGCGCGCACCAGGGCGCTTTCAGCCAGGGCCAACAGGGTGCGGCCCCGGTAGGGGTTGCGGCTGTCGGCCTGAATGCGCTGCACTTGGCCGTTTTCAGCGCGGGCGCTGACACCGGCGCGGGCCAGCAGGGCTTGCGTGATGGCGTCGCGGGTTTTGTCAGCCTCGTCTTCCACGGTGCGGATGTGGCCAGCAACTGGGCTGCACTGGGCGCCCATGTGGGCCAGCAAGCGGTCGGCGGCGGCTTGCGGGGTGCAAGCGGTGTCGTCTTCGCACAGTTTTTGCATGGCTGCAACCCCTTCGCGCTGGGCGAATGGGGCAAATTTGGCGCTGATGTCGTTGCGGCGCTGTTTGTCAGCTGCAAGGATGGCGGTTGCGTCGGGAGCCGCCGGGGTAGGGGTGACTTGTCCAGTCATGGAAATCTCCGGGTGGGTAACTGCGGGTGCAGCGGGGGTGGGTGTGGCGGCTGCCACGGGGGATGCGCCCAAGGGGCGCTGAAATCGTTTGGCCTCTACCGTGGCACTGGCGGCTACAGGCAGGGCGGCGGTGATGGTGTCAACAAAGCCACCAGCCAAGGCCTCGGCGGCGGTGTAGTAGTGGTCTTTGCCGTCAAGCATCAAGGCCAGCATGGCGTCTACGCTTTGGCCGGTTTTAGCGGCGTAGCTGGTAGCCAGCGCGGCGGCAAATTGGTCGAGCATGTCGGCCTGCTCACGCAGCACGGTGCTGTTGCCAGCGGAATACATCCAGGGGGCGTGGATCATCAAAATGGCGTTGTCGGCCATTTCCACGGTGTCACCGGCCATGGCGATGACGCTGGCGACACTCATGGCCACGCCGTCGATGGTGACGGTGACGTGGGCCTTGTGGCGTTTGATGGCGTTGTAAATGGCGGTGCCGTCTGGCACGCTGCCGCCGTAAGAGTTGATACGGATGGTGATGGCATCCACAGTCAAAGCATTGATGTCTTTGACAAACTGGGCGGCTGTCACGGTGTCGCCGTACCAGCTTTCACCAATGTCGCCGTAGATGTAAATCTCGGCGCTGGATTTGGGGGTGTCAGACCCGGCGCTTGCAGCGGCCTGTGCGGTGGCGGTGCGCTGGCGAATGCTGTACCAGTCAGGGGCTGGTTGCGCGGGGGATGGGGTGGCTTGTGGGGTGGGTGTAACTTGCGTCATGGCGCCAAGTTTGTGTTTTTGGGTGTCTCATTTTTAGGGGTGAAATGAGACTATTTGCACAAGGTTTAAGGCTCAACCACATTCAGGTCGGTAGCCACATCAATACCGCCAGTCTCAGGGATGGCGCCATCGCTGGTGAAAACCAATCCTTTGTCTGCCACTTCCTTGCGCCAGGCAGCCACTTGCTCCAGCATGTCGCGTGGGTTGACGCCGCGTTTGCGCAGCACTTCGACCTCACTGGCAAAACCGGCGCGGGTCAAGGCCAAAAATGCTTTGGCTTCTTTGGCGGGGTCGATCCAGGGCATGGACTGGGCGATGAACAAAGCGTCGTCCGCCGTGCTGGGCACCACGTCAGGGGGCATGGGCACGGCGCCGCTGATGTTGGCGATTTTGACAAAAGTGGCAACCCACGGTTGTACAAACTGGCCAGTGAATTCGTCGGTGAGGGTGGCGTAGTTGACCCACTGTTCGACCAGCTCTTGCCGCTGAGCGCTGTAGGTTCCGTTGTAGTCGCGGGCTATTGAGCTGTAGCTGGCCCCGACACCGGCGGCGGTGGCGCGCAACTGGCCCTGGCGAAATGTGACCACATTGGGGTTGGGCCGGTTGCTGTCGATCAGGCCAATTTCTTCACCAGGCACCAGGCTGTCAATGACCATGCCAGGGGCCATGCTGATGGAGCGCGCCACGGGGTTGCCTTCGGCGTCCAGGCTCGGCCCTGTGTAGCCGTCAGGGGTGGTTTTTTTGACGTAGGCGGTGAGGGCTGCGGCAATTTTGGCGGCGATGCGCTCGGATTCTTCATAATCTTTGATGTCTTCCAGGCGGGTGATGATGCTGGCAAATTCGCTGACACCGCGCATTTGGCCAATGCGGTCCAACAGGGCAATGTGGTGCATGCGGTCGGCGTCAATGCGTTTGAGCTGGGCGCTGCCAAGGGTCAGGCCGCTGCCTTCTGCCGGGTGGGTTTTGTAGACCATGTAGGCGGTGGGGCGGCCCCAGGCGTTGCGCTCAATGCCCTGGTGGATATAGGCACCCTGGTCGTAGTCATAGGGCACCATGTCAGCCTCAAACATTTCAAGACTCAGGGGTACGCGGCTGCCATGCTGCAGGCCGGGCACGGTGCCGGTGACTTCTTGGGCAAAGGCTTCGCCGTCGCGCAGCCAGGCGGTGGCCATCATGCGCTGCACTTTGGCGCCGGTGTGGCGGCCTGTGACTTCGGGCTTGAGCATGTGGTCGCGCCAGGCGGTGCGCAGTGCTTTGGCGTATTCCTCATGGATGGAGCCGTCAGCGCGGCGCGGCTGAAATTCCACACCGATGCCGTTGGCGCCCACGATGTTGTTGACCATGGTGCGCAAGATGCCCCGGCTGATGTCGTGGTTGCGCTGCAACTGGCGGGCCTGGGCACGGATGGCCACGGCGCTTTTTTGGGTGAGCTGGTTGGGGCTGGCCCCGTCGCGGTAAAACTTGCGGCCTTTGCCGGGGGTGGCGGCTTCGTAAGCTGGCAAAGCCAAGGCGAAGGCATGGCGGGCGCCAAGGCGGCGCAGGCCAGCGCCGGGGTTGAAGTAGCCGACCAGGCGGTCTACAAAATTGAGGCCGATGGGCTGGTTTTTTGACATGGTGGGGTTTAGTTGCCGCTGAAGTCGGCCAGGCTGTAGCGCAGACCGGCAAAGGTGGGCGTGGCGGATGTGCTGGCCTGCAGGGCGGTGGCGCGGGCTTCCCACTCTTTGCGGCCAGCGCGAATTTCTGGCAGGTCTTCCAGGCGCAGCCAGCGGTCCAGGCCGGGGCCGCCCATGCGGACTTCTTTGCCTAACAAAAGCTGTTTTTCAGCGGCCAGGTAGGCGCTGACCATGGTTTGGGCATCTTCAAGGGGGGTAGTCATGGGGCTTAGGCTAGGGTTTTGCCTGTCTCATTTTTAGGGGTGAAATGAGACTTTCAGCCAGCAATGCGGTACAGGGTGGCGCGACTGATGCCGTGTTTGAGGCACAACTCGTCAGCGTTGCTGCCCTTGAATTCAGCGCGGATGCTGGCATTGCGGGCGCTGCGGTCGGGCGCGGGTATGTAGACCTCGTTACCGCCAAGGGTTTCGCACAGGCCGCGCAGGATGGCGGCGGCGTGGGCGCTGGCAAAGTTTTCGTTCATGCCGATTTCGCGGCGCACGATGCCGGTGAGTTCGGCATGGAGTTGCGCGCGGGCGTCTTCGGGGTGGCTGCGTGCGGTTTTGGCGGGGGCAAGGTTCATAAGCGGGCGCTCCATTCGGGTGAGGCAAAAGGGCTGACAAAGGGGGTGACGGGTGCGGCGGGTGTGGCCACGCGGATGCGCGGCGGGGGCTGGGTGGCTTTGGGTGGCGCCGGGGCTTGCGGCTCACGGGTTTCGATTTGGCCGGGCTGCAGCGCGGGCGCGGGTGGGTTCAAGTCAAGGCTAGGCTGATTGACATCAAACAGGTCGGGCAACAAGTCGTTTTCCAGCTTGCGCCACTGGGCGTCTGTCATCTTGTAGTGGTCCAGCATCTGGCTGCAGAACATGGCGTAGACGGTGGTGTCAAGCGGCTCGTTACGGGCTGCTGTCTTGACCCAGTGGTATTTGAGGCCTTTGGCGGTTTTGACGCCCCGGCGCACTTCGCTGGTGAGGCCGTTGAACCATTCCACCGGCAGGTGTTTGCTGAAGTGCACGTAGCCGGGGCCGGGCTGGGTGACTTTGAGGCGGCCAAAAAGCAAATCCTTGGCGGTGTCGGTGCCGACCAGCCAGAGCTTGACGCCGCTTTTGATGATGCGGCCACGCCAGTTCACGTCTTGGCTGCTGCTGCGGCCCTTGATGGGTTTTCCGTCCTGGCTGTCGCCTTTGATGGCAAAGTATTTGTGGCCCAGGTGCATGCGGCAGAAGTTGTAAGACTGGTGGGTGTAGTGGCCGCCGGTGTCGATGGCACTGGCGGCGATCTTCATGGGGGCGCCGTGCTGGTGGGTGAAGGTGGTTTGCAGGTAAGGGTGCAGGCGCTCTTCCCATTCGCGCTCGTCGGCGGGGTTGCCGTCGATCACCTGGTAGTCAACCACCCACATTTCTTCGCCCCGGCCCATGGCCCAGACGGTGACCTCCCAGCGTTTGTCTTGCACGTCAACCCCAGCCACCAGTTGCAGGCCACCCACGGGGACACGGCGCAGCGGGTAGTCTTCGGCCCGGCTCATGAGGGCGTGAGTGTCGGACTTGTCTACTTCTTCTTCCCAGGTTTCGCCCAGGGTTTCGTTGATGAAGCCTTCCAGCGGGGCTTTGTCACCGGCTTTGCGGGCGGCCACGCATTGCATGAACTGGCGCACGATGGCCACCCAGGTGGTTTGCGGGCTGTAGGCGGTCCAGATGTGAAAGGCCACATGGCGCGGCGGGCGCAGCAAGGGGGTGCCGCTGGCGTCGGTCCATTGGTAGGGTTGGTGCTGGGCGCGGTAGTTGCCGCAGTTGCTGACCCACACGCCCTGCCCCCAGATGCGCAGGTAGTCTGACTGGGTGATGCTGCCACGGCAGTGCGGGCAGACGTGGTGCACGGTGCCTTCGGGGTCGTGGCTGTCCCACTTGAAGCCGTGGGCGAAGTCTTTGCCACCCCAGATCAGCGGGTGCTCTACCTGGCAGTGTGGGCAGGTGATGTGGAATTTGAGGCAAGCCACCGCGGCGGCTTCGCGTTTTTCAATGTGGCTGAGGCCTTTGACGCGCGGGGTGGTGCCGCAGATGATTTTGGGGTAGGTGGCGCCCTCCAGGCGTTTGTGGGCCAGGGTGAAGGGGTCGGCGCTTTTCTCGATCTTTTGGTCAAAGGCGTCGAATTCGTCGATCTTGGCGCTTTGCAGGGTCATGCGGCGGAAGTTGCCCGCGCTGGTGCCGCCCTTGAGGTAAAGCAGGCTGCCCAGGAACTTTTTCATGTTCAGGGTGTTGGCCTTGCTTTTGGCCATGAACTGGGGGAACACGGCCTGCATGGCTTTCACGTCGCGCAGCATGGGCTCCAGCTCGGCCTTGCAAAATTCGTCGCTGTCGCCGTCGGTGGGTTGCCACAGGCACTGGTTGCGGCGCTTGTGGTGGGCGTCATAACCGATGATGGCCAGCAGCATTTTGGTGTAACCGACGCGGGCAGATTTTTTGACATCGACCTCTTCAATGTCATCGTCGCCCATGGCGCAAAGCATGGCGCGCTGAAATGGGTACGACTGCCAGCGCTTTTCTCCCTGGCTGGATTCGGCGGACAGGTAGAAGTGGCGCTCGGCCCATTCGTCGCCGTTGAGCGGTTCGGGGGTTTTTAAGGCTTCCAACCCTTTGGCCACGGCAGCGCGGATGCTTTGCCGCAGGGGCAAAGGCAGGTGCTGCCATTGGGTGGCTAAAGCGGGCTGGGTGGACATGGGTTAGGTCTATGGCGCTTTTGGCGGAGCTTTTGGTTTTGGGGTAGGTGTTTGCAAGTTGCACTTCACATTGACCCGTGGGTCAAAGTTGGAACGAGTCAACACACAGTCTGCGCAGCCAAAAATAAAGCGCGGCGCAGCTTGGTGTAGGCACTTGTCGGGGTATTTAAAACTTTGGCAGTTGATTGATGTTTTAAAGTTATATATCATATTGGCCTCTAGCCCTTGTATATATTGCGCATCTAGCTATTGATTCAATAGTAATCACTCACCCTCAACCAATTGGCACAACTGGCCCAGCAGAATGCAGGTGACCTCAGCCGCCACAAACACACACAAGCTGCAAAACAGCAGCAACTCAAACGGGAACACAAGGATTTTTCGGGTGGTTTTCATACGTTTTTTTGAATCAATTGCCACAACAGGTTCAGCAAAATGCGGGGCGTCTCAAACACAGGGGACACACAAATCACGCAATACAGAATCCACCAGAATTCAGACGATGGGTATGGTTCTGCAAACTTCATGCGTCAGCCTCTTCCAGAATGTCAATGTCTTCGGCCACGTCGCCGGTCGGTTCGTCGCCCACGTCCAGGCTGGCCAGGGAAGCGCTGACGGCCAGGTCGCAGGCTTTGGCCACTTCGAGCTGGATCAACTTGAGGTCGTCCGGGCTGAGTGCCGGGCACAACTTGTGCAGGTTGACGTGCAGGGGTTCCAGCACACCGGCAATGGAGCGGCCCACGGTGGCCAGCACTTGTTCAATCAAGGCCACGGCGCAGAAATCTTTGCGCTCCAGCGCCAGTTTGATTTCGGCACGCTCACGGCTCACGCGGGCAAGTTCGCTGCGCTGAAAAGCCAGCTCACCGTCAGCGCCCCGGCCAGCGGCTTGTTCGCGCAGGTGGCTGATGTAGGCGCTGTGCCATTCGCCCATGGTGCGGCCCGGCGCGATCACGCCGCGTTCCAGCAGGCCGGACACGGCGGGCTGGCTGATGCCCACCAGGTCGCCAAATTCTTGTTGGGTGCAGGTGCTGTTGAAGTTCATGCGGCCAGCTCAGTGCGCATTGAATCGGTCGGTGATCTCTTTCACCGATTCATTCCAGCGGGTTTGCAGGTGGGTGGTGACGGCGGTTTGCACCTCGGCCAGCACATTCAGGCGCTGCTTGTAACTGGCCTTTTTGACAAACTTGAGGTACTGGCGCAGGGTGCTGCCGCCCTTGCCTTCGCGTTTGTAAACGCCGGGCGGCAACCAGCCGCCACCTTTGGCCAGGCTGTTGGTGCCGGTCTTGACGGCAAAGAATTCATTCGGTACCGCCATGCGGGCGGCGCGGCGCTGGCTGGCACCAGACACGGGTTTCGGCGGGCCTTTGGTGTTTTTGATGCCCAGATTGCGAATGATCTGCTTGTAGTAGCTGCCCGGCATGTTGCCAAAGCCGTCCAACTTGCCTTCCATGATGTAGCGGCCCGGCGTGGTGACCCAGCCCGTGGGCAGGTAGCCCATGCGGGTCAACAGGTATTCGGTTTTCTTTTGGGCGCGGGCGCGGCTGCCTTCGGCGCCAGGGCGGATGTATTCGCGGGTGGCGTGGCCACTTTCTGCCTGGCTGTCTGGAAAGTACACCTCAGCGGTCAGGCTGGTTTTTTTACCATTAACTACCATGTTATTGCCATCAACTGAAATTTCGCCATTGAAACGGCCGTGGACCGAATCGTACTTGAGCATGTAGGCCAGGTACTCGGGGTCCAGCAGGTCGTTGATGCCGACGACCTCGATGCCGGGGAAGTCCTTGGAAATGGCGCGGAAAACCATCCGCCCAATACGGCCGAAGCCGTTGATACCAACTTTGATTGTCATGCAGTCTCTCCTGTGGAGTGGTAAAAATCGTGCCCCGCCGACGGACGGGGCTGAGTCAATCGTGCGGCCAAAGCCTTCGTACCTGATATCCAGACAGACCCTTGGTG